CTCGGCCCCGGCGTTGTCCTTGCGGATCTTCGCCTCGGCGGCGCGCTTCATCAGGTCGGCCTGCTCGGCGGCCTGGGCCTCGGCAGCCTCGCGGGCAGCATCGGCCTGCTCCGGCGGCACGTCCTCCGGCAGGTTGAGCACTCGGCGGATGCGATCGGCGATCTTCGCGCGGTCGCGGAGGGTCGACGCTTCGATGATGAAGTCGGTGACGGCGGCCTGCACCTCGGGCGCGAGGCCCTTCACGAGCTCCGAGAGGGCCGCGAAATCCTGCTGGCGCTGGGTCGGCGTGCTCGGCACCTCCTCGAGCTCGAGCTCCACTTCCGCCATGCGGACGTGGTTCAGGATCGAGGACGTCGTGTTGCCTGCCGCGTCCGTCTTCTCGACGCGCTGGTTGAGGATGATGGTGCGCTTCGCCTTGCCGGAGCCGATCGTCAGATGCTTCTCGCCGGTCTCCAGGTCCTCCTTGACCATGTCCAGGAGGTGCTCGGTGCAGCGCACGCGGCCGAACTGAAAATTGTCGTTCGCGCCCGCTAGGGTCGTGATCCCCTGCTCGATGAGCGAGTTGATCGCCACGCCCGCGCGCGGCTGGCCCTTGGCGGACGTGTCGCCGAGCATCGTCTGGAAGACGCCGGCCGACTTGTTCACCATGCCGACCGCATCTTCGTACATCCACCGCTGCGAGTCGGTGATGTCGAGGTTGGCCTCGACGCGGAACGCCTTGTCGTCGCGGTTCTTCCGTTCCGGGTTCAGCCAGATCGCGGCGTCTGGCCGCGACAGCTCGTCCATCACCTCGTCGTGCGAGTTGTGCGTCTTGTCGATCGCGTCGGAGTCGGCGATCAGGCGCCGCGACGCCAGGTACCACATGATCTTGCTGCGGCGTGCGTTCACCTCGTCCTGCGCCGGCATCATCCGGCGCATTAGGCCGTACGGGACCCCGGTCAGGTCCTCCCGGTAGCAGAAGAACGGGATGTAGGGGAACCGCCCGTGCCGGTACGGCGACGGGACGTCGAACATCCGGTGCGGCCCCATCCACATGGCGAGGCGCACCTCCGGGAACACGGCGGGCTCGACCTGCACCTGGCCCGACAGCAGAGCCGCGATGTGCTCGCGGTTCTCACGATCGAACGGCAGCGTCTTCCCGTGCGCGAGCTTCATCACGAAGCTGCGCTTCCAGACCCGATACCACGTCTCGTAGAAGCGGATCCGGCGGCGCGCGGTGTTGCGCCACTCGAAGTCCGGGATGACGAAGATCCGCTCGTCCTCGAAGCCCTGCGCGAGGTCGGTCCGCGACAGGAGGTCCAGGTCGAGGTCGTTGTGGCCCTGCCACCCGTTGTAGACCTCGTTGATGAGTTCCTTGTGCTCGGGCATCAACATCCGCGCCACGTCGACGTCCTGCCACTTCGAGCGCACCAAGTAGCGCGCGTGCCGGAGATCACGCGAAAGGTCGCGCCAATCCCAGAACATCTCCCGGCGGTGGATGTGAGCAGCCCGGTACGGGTACTCCATCGGGTTGTTCTCGCGCGCGACCTCAACCCAGGCGATGCCCGCCTTGAGCATCGTGCCGTAGGCGTCCGCGCAAGCCTTGTCGAGGTGGCTCCTCCGCTCGGCCTTGTGCAGCCGCGAGCCCAGAACCGAGGCGACCTGCGTCCACTTCTCCGGCGTGTCGCCGGACTCCAGGACGCGCGCGTCGGTGCGGTTGCGCGCCTCGAGGCCGATCGAGACGTCGATGACCGGCGCGCAGATGTTGTAGACGATCGGCGCGATGCCCCGATCGCGCATGCGCTGGAGCGTCTCGTTGTCTAGCTGATTCGAGTCGTAGTAGTCCGCGCCCTTGTCGGACTGGCGCCGCCAGGGCGGCTCCCAGCGGATCTCCTCGAGGACGTTCTGGAACGAGCCAGGCTGCATCCCGTCGGCGTAGCGCGCGAGGCGGTCGTCGGTCGAGCGCAGGTTAGTCTCCTGGCCCTGACTCGTCTCGCCCATGTTGTAGTCCATGCGCTACCTCAGTCGGTTGAAATAGTGGCGCTCTTCGCGCCCCGTTGTTTCAGCGTCCCCGCAACCACGTCTGCTGTGTAGCCGGTCGGCAGAAGTCGACCTTCTTCCAGGCGCGCGAGGATCACCTCGCGCAGCCGTTTCTGATCCTTGCGCGTGACGATGTGCGCAATGTTCTCGGCGCCGTGCCACACGCCGCGCTCTAGCACGAGTCGGTGAGTAAAACCAGACGGGTCCCGCAGATCGAGGGTCATGGCCTCGGCCCGCACTTGTAGATCGAGCCCGGCGCGGGCGGTCCCTTGACCGCGACCACGAGCTCCTGCTGGATCTCGCACGCGGCGACAGACGAGAACGGCCCTTGGATCAGGTCGTAGATGGCGTCTCCGCAGGCGGGGTACATCACCAGCCACAGGAAAATGGCCGACGTCTTCACGCCCGGCTCCCGGCGCGCTCGTAGCCGCCCCGCGTGAGGATGCGGTTGGCGCGCGCGAGCGTCAGGGTGCCGCTCTGCTCGACCAGCTTCCGGCTCTGCACGACGGTCACGGTCCTGATCTGGCCCGTCTTGAGATTGCGGTACTTGACCTTATTCATGCTCCGGCTTTCCAATTAAAACGCTCGCCCCGCTTCTCGCGGGCCTTGCGTCGGGCCGCCGTCGAGTCGGACGACTTGGTCCCGACCAACGGCGCGTTGAAGGAAATCATCAGCGAGTCCGCGCAGTCGGGGCTCGGGAGGTCGAGCACCTTCTCCATGTGCTGCTTCGAGAGGAGCTCGAGCCGTTGTTTGTCGTCGTAGCGGTGCGCGAGCGAGGTGAGCTCGTCCGCGAGCTCGGGATCCGGCGGGATGTCCGCGCCGTCGCCGACCCACTTTTTCATCTTGTCACAGAGCTCGGATCGGCGATCGTGGTACTGCTCCGATCGGTCCGCCTTCGTGCCGACCTCGACGCCGCTCACCGCGTAGCCCCAGGAGCGCAGCGTGTCGACCACGCCCCATCCCATGCCCGTCGCGTCAACCTGCGTCGGGACGTCCGGCTGAAAATCCTCGATCACGTTCGCGACGTGGCGCGAAACCTGCACCAGGTCGGGGATCCGCAGCTTGATCTGCGGCCAGACCTTCCGGCCCTGCCGCATCGTGATGACCGTCTTGCAGCCGCCGTGCCGCGCGACGTCGACCGACACCACCTTCGGCTGGTCCTTGTACGCCTCCTCGGGGAGGTTCTTCTGCTGGGCCGCGAAGACGGCTTCGCTCGAGATGAACTGCGTCTCCGACTGCCGCGGGAACAGGCCGCGCCACCGGACCCGGACGAAGTCACTGTCCTCGCCGTAGTCGTCGATCGCCTGCTGAATCAGGACTTTGTTCGTCAGCCGCGAGGTGCGCGAGTCGATCTGCCGCGTCCACCACCGGGCCTTGAACTTGCGGAAGCACTCGGAGAACCGGCCGTGATTCCGCGTCGGGTTGCCGAACGCGATGCGAATGGCGCCCGGCGTCGACATCGCGCCGTCCGACACCTCCCAGATCATGTCCGGGATCGCCGAGCCCTCGTCCATCAAGAGCAGGACGTGCTTCTCGTGCGTTCCCGCGAACGCCTCCGAGTGCTGCTTCGACCAGGCAATCGCCGCGGCGAACCAGGTCTCCGGAAACGCCTTGTGGTAGAAGCGCGTCGCCGTCCACTCGAACCAGTGCTTGTGGAAGCACCGCTGGTGCCAGCGCGACAGCTCCCGCCACGTCTTCGTCAAGAGCTGGTGCTGCGTGTTCGCCGTTACCGGGATCTGCGGGTGCTCGCGCGTCGACATGAACCACAGGATGATCCACGCGATCAGTGCGCTCTTCCCAACCCCGTGGCCCGACGCGACCGCGATCTGGATGGCGTCAGCCAACGGCTTCATGTCCCAGGTGCCGTCCGGCTTCTCCTCGGTGTTCTCGGCCACCCGGCGCCCAATCTCGAGCAGCACCTCGCGCTGCCAGTCGTCCGGGCCGGCGTGCTCGGAGAGCTCGCCCTTGCCCCAGGCGAAGACGTCGCACACGAACCCGTACGGATCCGCGTAGTAGTCGGCCATGAGCTCGAGGATCTTGAAGTCCTCCTTCGACATCTGCCACGTCGAGTGGAGCTTCCGCTTCACCGACATGGCATCACCAGTGCGGTACTACCGCCACCTCACCGGCAGCTCGAGCGTCACGCCGGACAGCACGATCGCGGCCATCCGGTGCTGCCCGTTCCTCGGATGCCCAGCTCGGAAGCTGACCGGCAGCCCGGCTTCTGAGTCGAAGGTCCCGGCCAGCATCGCGGCGGCCAGCGCCGCCACCCGGCTGGGATTCAGCGGGCGGCTGTTCCTGCCCACCGCCAGTACGGCGGCAGCCCGCTCGGGGGTGAAGAGTTCCCGGACCGTGCAGAGCTCCCGGACCGTGCTCATGGCTTGGCCCGCTCCGCGTCCCGACGAGCCTTCAATGCCCGCGTGCTCTCGAGCGCGCGGATGCAGATGATCCCCATGCACTTCCGCCCGCAGGCCATCCTCGTCTCCGGGCAGATGGGGGTGCGGTTCGGGAGCTTCACGACCTTCACTTGCCCCTCCGGCGGGGCCGCCACGGCGGCATCGGCACGGGCTCGAGGCGCATCTCAGTACCCCGCCGGCCGCTTGACCGAGCTCAGACCCGGCGACTGCCGGCGGGCCTTCTTGCGCCGGCGCCGCTTCGGCGGGTTCGCCTTCCGGTAGGGCGGATAGGCGCTCGAGGCGTTCTCGGGCACCGGCACGGTGGACTCCTCGGGCATGTCAGTACCCGTACCCGCCGGTCCGGTCCGGCTTCAACGAGTCCCGGAGCTCCCGGGACTCGGACCGGCGCGTCTTCCGGCCCTCGGCCGCGGAGCGCGCCTTGGCGGCAGTAACCGCCTCGTCGACGGAGTCGTACTCGGCCGTGTCCGGCAGCCGTTCCCCGGCCTTCGGCGTGTCCTTGCCGTAGACGTTGTGCCACTTCCCGGAGGGAAGCTGCATCGTCTCGGACCGCTCGTGGCTCATCGGCCCCTCCGCTTCGCCGCTCGGCGCGCGCGACGGCGGTCGGCGGCCAGGAACCAGGCGCGCACGGAGGCGGCGATGATGGTCAGCCGGAAGGTGCCGGGACCCACGGGCTTGCTGGCGTCGTTCATGCCCCGTACCCCGTGCTCTCGTCCCGCTTGAGAGCGTCCCGGAGCCCGGCCGCGTCGGAGGCCCGCTTTCGGATGGCACCGGCGTCCTGGCCGGTGACGGCCTTGTAGGTGACGTCGGCGGCGCTCGAGGCGGCACCCTTCACGGCCTCGGCAGCCTTGCCGGCGGTGGCGGCGTAGGACTCCCTCACCCGGCGCACAGCCGCGGACCAGGGGGTCTCGCCCGCCTTGTCCTTCGGCTTGTAGGCGGCCGTCTTCGGCTCGCGCACATCCGACCACGCGCCCCGCGCATGATCGGCCGCCATCTGATCTCGGTCCATCGCTGGCCGGTCTTTTGCCATCTGCAACTCCTTGGTTAGTAAACGATTACCGTACCGACGCGCGCAACGGGGCAGCGTACGGTAAAGCGTGACGAATCAGGGGGTCCCAGAACAGGGCGCTGCGTGCCGGCGGCTACCCGGCGGCGAAGACCCCGGCGGAGCCACCCGCGTCATCGACACCCCGCCTGCCGCGCCCTGATCTGGAACTCCGAGAAGCCGACCGACGGCACCGGCAAGGCCCTTTTCAGGGCGGCCCGAGGCGCCTCGGCAGGGCGCGCCATCTCGAGCTCCGGCACCGCCGGTCGGATCATCGCGCGCAGGACTCTTGCGATCGCGCGCAGCAAAATCGTGTGACGGTACTGCCCTGCGACCGGGTCCCATCACCCCCGGCGGGGGTTGCCTCCGAAACACCGGAAGAGGACCCAACCTTCCCGTCTCTCGTGTTCGGGAAAGTGAGGGGGTCGGAGGTAGAGGGTCCTCTCTCCCACCCGAGCCGGAGCCACAGTTCGCTTTGCGCGCACCCCCTGGGGGGGGCGGGGTCAGGAAACGGGACTCCGGGGGCTCGGCAACGCAGGGGGCGCGCTGCCTCCCCCTCCCTTGAGTCGTCGTCCCCTGTTCTCCAGCATCAGCTTGACGATCTCGTTGTTCCCGTCATCACCCTCACCCGCATCGTTTCGTATGTCATGCGCTACACGCCTGGCCTCGGTCACATGCACCGTGCCCCCGCCGATCGAGCGGTGAGCCGTGGCAGCAATGTCCTTCAGGACAGTGACCTGCGCATCGAGGCGTAGCAACTGAGCCAGGCTGCGCGCGAGCGGCGCGTGCTCCTTGCTTGTAGCCAGGATGCTACATGCCTCCTCGATGATGGCCCTAACACCCTGTTCGCTAAGGACTTTCAGCGCCCCGAGCATAACGGCGGCCGTGTCGGTGAGGTCCGATGCCAGCTTGAGCGCAGCGGCCAGCTTGACCTTGTGGTCCGCGATCACGCCAGCCTGTTCGGTGGCGACAGCATCGACGGCTTGCTTCTCGGTCTTGCGCCTCTTGGCCGGCGTCAAGGATCCAAAAAACGCAGGTGTCAAGGGTGTGTCAAGGCCCGCGCTGTCAAGGGCTGTCAAGGGCTGACCGCTGCTGTCCTTGAACCGATGCGGTGCGGTTGCTGCTTCTGTCGTCAAGCGCGCCCCCTCATCGGCGCGCGCCTTGTCGAGCACGTCCTGGGCGACAAGCTCCTCCCGCCTCGCGACCACGCGCCCGGTGAGCCGGCGAATCCACCCCTGCTGCTTCTGGAGCTGCTGGGCTCTCTGCCGGCTCATGCAGTACTTCATCCCCAGCGCCGCGAAGGACAGGCCGGCTTCGTAGTCTGCTCTCATACGGTCGAAGAGCACGATCCGCTGCGCAAGCGCATCAACCGTATCTTGGGTGGCCGGCGCCCGCGCGGGGTCGTGCTCGCCCGCGGCCTCGACCTCGTGGATGATCCGCTCGGGCTCGGACTGAGCCAGCGGCGGGACCGACTCGTCAGCCGGTACGTCCTCAAAGGCGTCGGCTGGGAGCGGCGTCGTGGGCGGCGGTGAGCCATGCCCTTGCAGCAGCGCGTCGCGAGCGGCGGCTGCCTGCTGCACCGCGGTAAGGGTCTGGTTGGTCATTTTCCAAGCTACCTACCATGCCGGTCGGTCATCGGGGCGCTGGAGCGCGTCCTGGCGCGCCTGGCAACCATGTCGCGGTTCCGACGCCTGACCTGAGAGTGGCGGTATTCCGTCACTTTCGCGCCGCCGGTGGCAGTCCAGAAGATCAGGCCCGCAATCGCGAGGACCGTGTAGATCGCGCCCCGCCACAGGGCGTCCGTCGTCCCCTCCCATGCGCGAAAGGCGACGCTGCGCGGCTCGTTCTGCATACGGCTGGGGCTCACGCCGGGGTCGCGCCGCCGTGGCAGTCGCATGTCCCCGCCGGCCTCCCGCACACGGGACAGTCCATCGCGCCCCAGCCGGGCACGGCGAACGTGACAGGGATGGCGGGGTCCGGCCCCGGCTTCATCGCGGACCAGACCCGAAGCTGCGACAGGAGCGCGCCGGGCCGGCGCTGGGCGAGCGCACGGGCCGCGGCCTTGTCGTCCTCGGTCCACCCGAACGCGCGCGCCACAACCTCAACGCGGGCGAGCGCCTCGCGCATGGTCTCGGCCGTCGATGGTTCGACACGCATCCTTGTGTGACCTTTGTTCACGATCCCTCAATTAGAGGGGCTTGACTTCCTGCCGGTTCCTAGTAATCTGTGACTAGGCAATCTTGCCATATCTGATAAGGCGCACCTAATCGTGACCCAGATCGAAGCACTCCGGCTCGCCGGCTTTGACCGAACGACGCACGTCCCTTTCACCCGCTCCTACCGCGTCGCGTGCTCGTCCTGCGCGGCGCTGGTCATCAACGGCATGCCGGCTCACGAAACCGGCTGCTCCAACCAGACGCACGAATGCCGCGGCTGCAATGCCAGCGTTCCTGCGCGCGTCCGCTACTGCGAGGCATGCACATGAGCGACCACTACACCCTCTACATGACCGGGGCCGAGCGCGAAATCCTGCGCGACGCGCTGGGCAAGCTCACCGCCGAGTATCCCCTCTACGGCGCACGGCACCTGCTCTCCCGCATCACCATGCTCAAACCGCAGCCGGCGCGCGTCGGCAAGGTCGCGCGCAGCTACCCGATCCCCCTAAACCACCAGGAGTAGCCATGAAGACCGTCCGCTTCGCCTTCGAGAAGGAAACGCCGGGCACCTTCCGCTTTACGGAAGTCGATGCCGAAGGCGTCAACGTCCAAAAGGACGACATCGTGATCGGCACGCTCTACGTCCGCAAGAGCGCGTTCGTCGGCCACGCCACGCCGGCAATCGGCTCGCGCCTCCTGGTCACGCTCGCCGTGGAGGGTGCATGATCGCCACCATCCGCAACACAATCGCCCGGCGCGTGGTGCTGTGCGTCGCCTTTCCGTTCCTGGTTGTCGGGGCGTGCGTGGAGGCGGCCGCGCGCGGCGTCCTGGAAGTCCTGAGCGAGATTCCGTCAGCCTTTGCTGGTGCATGGCGGGGGCGCGCATGAAGATCCGCGCCATCCCGCTGATCGTCAGCCGAGACACCGGCGACATTGCCATTGCTTTGCTCGGGGGCGGCGGCGTCCTCGAGCCAGCCCACCATCACCTCAACCACATGAGCGCGGCGCGCGAGGCGCTAACCGCTCACCCCAGCGCAACGCACGTCATCACGAGCGAAGTCCGCACCGGCTTTACGGTCGCCTGGACTCGCGGGCAGGCGTTCGCATGAGCCCCGCCGAAATCGAGCTTGCCCGAGAGGTTGCGGTACTCGCGTTCATCGCGTGCCCGCTCTGGATTATGTTTCGCAAATGACCGGCATCCTGATCGCGCTCGCGCTCGCCGACTTCTTCACGTCGGTCCTGTTCCCGGTCGCGGCCACCTGTGCCGCGCTCTTCGGGATCGGGGCCGGCATTCACCTTCTGAGAGGACCGCAATGACATACATGGACAGGCAGGACGTGCTCAACCGCGTTCACGCGCATCTGATGGCACAGGGCGTGCCCTGCGGGCGCATGGAAGAGGCCAACAATTTCGAGGGTGAGACGCATTCCATGTTCAAGTGCCGCTATCGGGGCGACGCCTACGACATGCCCGGCCTCAAGTGCGCCATTGGCGCGCTCATCACGGACGAGCATTACTACCCTGACATGGACATTGAGGCCATGCCCGTGGTCGCGGTGCTCGACGAGGTTTACGCGAGCCTTGGCGTAGAGCACGAGCGCCAAGGGGATCGCTTCTTCCTCGAAGCACTCCAACGCGTTCATGACAAATTCCCGCCGGCCGAGTGGCTGGATCGGCTTGCCGCCGTGGCTGCCAAGTGGGAGCTGACCGCTCCGGGGGCCGCATGAACAACGCTCTCGCTATCGGGCGCACCCCTTGGGGCCGCGCCGATCATCGCTCCGACGTTGCGAAGGGGATCGTGCGGGTATCCACGTCATCCCATGGCGGCTACTACATCACCCCCGCCAAGATGGCTGACATGCCCGCCGCGCTGCGCGCGATTCGCTCACCATACGTCGATGCAACCCATCCCGCCGTCGGCGGCTTCGGGCTCGGCTGGTACGAAGAAGACTGCGATTGGATCATCGTCGCCCTTGCCTTCCCCGAACACTTCCCGCAGGACGCGCTGACCGCCGCCATTGCGATGGCACGCAACGCTCGCCAGCCCGGCACCAGCTACGTCGCCTACCTCGCGCCCGCTGGCGCGTGGCTCGACAGCGACGACCCGCGCGCGAAGCAGGTCCACTACCTCGCCTCGCTGGACGAGATCAGCCGTGAGCGGTACGCCGCTGCGCTCGCCCGGCACGATGGGCAGCCGGTCTATGGCCCGCTCGCCGCCGTAGCCCGCAACGACGCGGAAGACGCGCAGAGAGGCATCTGATGAGCACCCGAGCCGCCTACGCCAAAGCCATCCGCGCGGCGATCAAGTCGCCGCTCACGGACGCCGACGTGGCCGAGATCGAGGACTGCATGCGGCACGTCATCTTTCACAGCACCCTCGATTGGCAGACGAAACGCCAGTTCGACAGAGGCGCGCGTGACGCCTGGAGCACCGTCCAGTACGCCCGCACGCCCGAGGGTCGCAAGCTCTTGGGGGAGACGCCCGCATGATCCGCGCCAACGCACGCGAGACGCTGGGCCTCATCCTGATGCTCGTCGGCCTGGGCCTCCTGGGCGCGACCGTCAAGGCCGCGGGGGGCTTCCACCCGCCGCCGCCGGGGCGCTATGGCCTGTTCGATCCGTCGATCGTCTACGAGGCGCCGCGTGCGCCGAGCCGCGTGCGCCTCTCTTGCCCGGTCAAGGGCGTGATCCTGCGCCCGCGCGAACTCGCCCACATCGACCCATACGACGGCGAGCATGACGGCATGCCGGACGAGTGGTTCTTCCCGGTCGGCAACGCCACTTGTCACGCCACCTGAGAGGAGCAACACGCATGAAGCCACAACCATTTACTGCGGTGCTCACCGCCGCGGCCGCGCTCATCGACAGCGGCTGGACGACTGGCGCCTACGCCCGTGACGCCATGGGCGCGGATTGCCTGAGTACCGAAGCCGCGGCCCGCTCCTGGTGTGCCGACGGCGCCATCCGCGCCGCCGCCTGCCGGCTCTCGCTGCCGCATGCCATCGTCGACGACAGCACCCGGCGCGTGCTGGCACATCTTGGGCTTGAGCTGTCGTCCGACCCCGGGGGAGACCTCGTGCTCTGGAACGATGGGCGCGGGCAAACCGCGGCCGCCGTCGCCGCCGCCATGCGTGCGGCCGCGCGGGAGGAGTGAGCATGCCATTCACCCGCACCGATCAGAAAGCCGGCCTGTGCTGGCGATTCTACTATCCGACCGAATTCAGCATGCACCCGGACTACACGGCGCACGCCGGACAGATCGTGCTGTGCCTCCGCAAATGCACGCCGGAGGAAGCGGACGGCCCGGACGTTGATCCGAGCCTTGAGCAGATGTATCACGTTCGGGCGCACGATGGCTGGGAGGGCGACGCCTACGATAGCGAGCTTGGGCTGATCGTGAGCCTATCCGCGCGCGAGCGCGACGACTGGCCCGGCCTTGGGGACTTCCCTGTCACATCAGGAGCACCAACATGAGCACACACGACCTCACGACCCGCGAGGGCATCCGCAAGCACCTGATAGGTGCCGGCGCACGCCTAGCGGACGTGCGAGAGGCATGGGACGCCGCCGCACAGGACGAGACCGAGGGCACCCCGGAGGAACGCGAGGAGATCACCCGCCAGCTCAACGCGATGGACGACCTCCTGGACGTGCTCGACAGCCTCATCGGTGACTACACCGACGAGGAAGAGGAGGAGCCGCCGCTGTGAAGATCATCGAGCCCACCATCCCCGTGCGGCTGCGCGTCTCGGTAGACCGCGCGCCACGCGGCGCGATCTTTCCGTTCATGGCGCGCGTCTACTCCTACGGCACGGGCGACCACCACCCACTCTCACTCTGCGCGACATACGGTCGCAACGAGGACGAGGCGCTGCACAACGCCGTCCGGGCGGCACAAGGAATACTCAATCGCCGCTACTGCGAAACGCCCAACTACGGCCGTGAGTCGCAGAGCATCGACAGGCACTATTCCACCGGCTTCGCGCGGGACGGCTACTGATGCGCCGCCGCAACGAGTCGTCGGTGCTGTTCTACCCGATCATCGTCGGGATTATGGCAGTCGCCGCCTGGATATTTTGGCGCGCGCTCGCCTAGCAATCGGTTACTATCGGAGTCATGCAAATGAACTGGTCCAAATACCCGCAGCGCATGGTCAAGCGCGTGGTAGAGGCGCGGCATCAGCCGCGCTCGACGCACACTAAAGACGCCGCGAGCTTCTTCGCCTACGCCGTCATCATCGGCGGCATCGGCATCCTGTTCTTCGTTCTCGCGCTCGCGCCGGCCTTCTTCGACGAGCGGTGCCACACCGATACCGAGTGCGTCGAGGCGCACCCCGGAACCAATGGAGACCCGGAATGAAACCTTCCGCCATAAAGAAGCCTTCGACGGTCCTGTTGTACGCCGCCAAGTTCATCGAACAGAACAAGGATGCGACCATCGGCGCGTGCGTTGCTACGGCCCTAGCCCGTAAATGGCTTTGGGGCGAGGGGTGGTCCGAACACTACATCGAGTCTTTGCGGGCCGAGCGCCGCGCCGACGCAATCATGTCGGAGCTGTTCGAGGCAGACGCGCGCACCGACCTCGAGTTTGAGGAGAGCCCGCCACATTACTGGCTCGGGCCGTTGGACGAGGAGCATCGCGGCATCCGCATCCTCGCGTGCCTGTTCGCTTCCCTGGTCGCCAAGGACCGCGGCGAATGATCCCGCTCTGCCCCTACTGCAACCTGCCGCTGACGATGCTTCACGCCTACTTCTCATGCGCCGATCGCGAGAAGGCTCGGCTGCGCCAGATGAGCGAGGCGCTCGACAAGATTTTTGGCGCCGCTCCGGCGCGCGTCATCACGGCTCGCGACGGGCAGGAGCGCGCCGAGTGAACCTCGACCCGACCATCACCACCGGGAGCGTGCGGCAGCCAATGCCGTGGCTCTTCATCAACTTCGAGACGGGCGTCGTCCTGCGTGTGCTTCACGGCAAGGTGACGAACGTAGCGAATATCACTCCGATCGCATCGGTGCGCAGCGTGCGCGCCGAGGTGCTGGAGAGGTTTCGTACCACCCCCAACGTCTACAACAAACAGCAAGGCCAAGGAGTCCCTCAACCATGAAAGGAAATCCTCAAGTGAAGAGCATCACCACCATCATCGTCGCGCTCGCGCTGGCGTTCGCGTCGGCCGCGTTTGCCGGCAACAACGGCAATGGCAATGGCAACGGCAACGGCAACAACGGCAACAACGGCGGGAACGGCGGCCAAGGTGGGCAGGGCGGCGAAGGCGGCAAGGGTGGTCACGGCGGGAAGGGCGGCAACGCCAACAACTCCGTGAACATCGGCAACGGCTTCAACAACTTCTCGCCTTCGTCACACGCCAGCAGCAAATCATCGTCATTCGCCGCTGCGGCAGCCGCTTCGGTTGCCAAAGCCACCGCTCCGACTACCGTCGCTCCGGTGCAGACCGTTTCCGCCCCCAGGCAGGCGGCATCGGTTTCGCTCGGCGCGGCTGCTCCGTCGGCGCAGTGCCGGATCTCAGTCGGTGGCGGCGTCTCTGCCATTTGGGGCGGCGTTGCCGCGAACGGCTCCGTTCGCGACTTCATCTGCTCGAAGCTGGACCTGGGTGTGAAGATGGTCCACGTCGGCATCCAGACCGAGGACACGTCAATGGTCGCCGAAGGCAAGGCCCTCATCCGCGAAGCGCGTGCGGATCTGGCGGCCGAAGCCAGCCCCAAGTTCTCGACCGACCAGGGCGAGGTCAGCCCTCAGTAGGTTGCAAGCAAGGCGGCATCGAGTTTCCGCGAGGCGACCCGCGCTGCCGGTAGTCCCAGGCGTCCTCCCACCACGGGAGGGCGCCTCCAACTACCACCACGACGAGGAGAACAGCATGCGCTTCGATACCACATGGGAACAGACCGGCCCCGCGGACGCGCCCTGGGCGCGCCTCACTGCGCGCGAGAAGCTCACCATCGCGATCGGCGTGCCGATGCACGTCGAAGCCTACGCGGTAATGGGCGACACCGCCGAGCCGGCTCACGAATTCGTCAGCGACGAAGTCGCTGCGCTCTACTCGATCTACGATCAGGCGATGCGCCGCGCGTACATCGACGGGCGCGAGTACCTCATCTGCGCGTTCCCGCATGGCGTCTAAGCCCGCGCTTCGCTGCTACGTTTGCGGCAACGCAGTGCCGGATCGCTTTCGGCTCGTCTCCATGTCGCGTGACGTAGATCGCGTATTCGTCGTCCATGACGGGCGATGCACCGATGTGCTCGCCGACGACCTGTGCGTTTCGATGTTGGTCCGACAACTAGGGGAGGACGTATAGCATGGCGAAGGTCATCATCACCATCCAGGACCCGGCGGCGGACGCCGACCAGACGAAGGTGGACATCTGCATCCAGTTTGAGCCGGTCATCAGCGGCGGCGAGGACGCCCTCCTCACCATGGCTCAGTCCGTCGCGATGCGAATGATCGAAACGATCGTTGGCATGGATCCCCAGGTCAACAGCGTCGAACGCTACAACGAGGCGGGGGAGAAGCTCACATGAAGTGCCCGACCTGCGGGGCCGTTCAGGTCCCATCCCTCGCCGTCGATGCAGCGCAGGAAGTCAGCCCCGGGGGGCGCCTGGAGCGGCGCATCGTCGCCAATCTGATCGCGCACCTGGACGCCGCGGGCTTCGCCCTGATCGCCGTGGACGATGGCGGCGATGAGCTGGAGCCAGCGCGCGACATGAAGACCGCGATGGAACTGGTCTTCAACGTCGATTTGGCCTACCTGATCTTGACGAAGGACGTGGGGCGCAGTCCGGCAAGTCAGCGCCGGCACACGATCACCCTGGTCCTAGGCAATGGCATCGACGTGATCTCCGACTGGACGTTTTCGGAGAACGACCCGGACGGCTTCAACGCCGCGATGGAAGCCTTCGACGTGGAAGCGCTCGCATGAAAACGTCCGACGTCTACTACTGGCTCGTCGCGGTCCCACCGGGAGTCACGTTCGACGGCGTGCATTACGACATGCGCGTGACCTACGCTCGATACAGCTCGAAGTCGGCATTCCTGGGATTCCATGCGCCGATCGCAGGGTTCGAGAGTCGGCTGGCAGCTTACCGCTTCGCGAGGCGAAACATCCCTCTCGACATTAGGCCGCTATTGCCATGAGCGGCGACCGCTACGATGACCCCAACGAGGGCAGTCCCAAGAACCGCCGCAGCGAGATCATCGCCATCATCGTGGCGATCGCCCTGCTCGTGCTGCTCGAGTTGCTCTTCGGGCCGAAGTGGTGAAGCCCGCGCGCTAGTCCTTGATCGGCGGGGCGCTCGCGCGCTTCTTGCGCTCCGCGTCCTTCAACAGCTTCTCCTCGATGCTGCCGGCGGGCGCAATGCGCTCGCCGAGCCCTGGTACCGGCGTCGGGGCGGGCACATCGCTCAGAGCCCCGATTTCGCCGCGGCGCACGCGCTCCTCGATCTTGCCTTTGCGGACGCCCGCCGGGGCGTACACGTTCAGCGGGCGCACCTTGTCGGGCATGTTGAGCTCCAGAAATGGAAGCGCCGGCGGGAGCCGGCGCTGGGTAGATAGCTCCGGGAACCCGGAGGGCGCCGTTCAGTTGGGGCGAGCGCCGTCCCCACGAGCAGAGTATCCCCCTACTAGGGACCGGCGTCAACCACGTCGAGTGGAAGCGTGACTTTTTCCGCAAACCGCAGGCTATGCCACAGATCGCACTTCGTCGCGGCCAGGACCGAGCGAGGATCGCTGCTTCCTGGCCTGCCGGCCACCCTCCAGGCCCGGTGGACCTCCCTCCAGGAAGAGCGCGCCGCCCCCTCCTTCAACCACTTGAATTGCTTTGGGTTTACGACAATCAAATACTCGGAACCCCACTCAGCGGAATCGATCGCCGCCCTCATGGCCTCGATGTGGCGGATGGTGATTTCGCTGTAGTGGCCGACCTGCCCGGCGAACAGTGGGTGAGTTGGCTTTGGCTTAAATGCCCAGGCAGGGGCGACCAACCCCAACCCGAGAGCGGCAAGGAAGCCTCGCCGGTTCATGGGGCGTACCTCTCCCACCTCTCCGAAAGCGCGCGCACCACCTCCCCGAACGTAGCCACCGGGACGTAGGTGGATCGGTGCCAGTAGTCAGACCTCACGGTGACGAGGTATCCGGTCCCCGACTTGACCCGCCGCAGCGTGATTCGCGGCCGGATGGTCATTTCAGCCAAGCCAAACATCGCCGCGGCGCCGGACACCGGCAAGGACGTTCCGCTTCGCGCGGGCCAGGACGACCTCGAAGCCCTCCTGCAACACCACGAACCGCCACTTGTTGATGCTCAGGCCGTACTCGTCCTCGAGGGCGATCTGCTCGGGGCGCACGAGCCCCTGGATCACCGCCTCGATCGCGCTGGCGCGGCGGACGTCGATCTCGTGGCCGTATGTCTCCTCGAAGGAGGCATCCACGCTGCCATGCATCCCGCCGGACAGGAAGCCCGGCGAATGGTCGGGCAGCCCGAGCCGGCCCCGGACGTTGTACGCCCGCACCCAGGCCGCCCACTGGATCAGGGCGAGCTCGATCGCCGGCAGGAGGTCCTGGTGAAAGGCTGCCATCACATTACGTCTCCAACGTCATCGTCTGAGGGGGCCGGCGCGACCTCGCGCGCGGCGAACTCCGCGGCGGTGGCGGCGTTCTCGGCGGCGTCGGCAGGCAGCGGGGGGTGACGGGTGGGGCTCGAACCCACGACGACGGGGGCCACATCCCCGCGCTCTACCGACTGAGCTACCGCCACGCCACGCCGTCCGCCGACCGGCGGCGGATTCCGCCGGACAATCCCCTGGAGCACCTTCGAGGTGCGCTGGTTGACCTCGTCCTGGAGCTCCTGGGCCGTCATGGCGGACAAGGGCGGCCGGAGTTTGATCCCGCGGCGGATCGCTTGCCGGGACGCCCACAAAACCACGTCGGGATCGGTGAGGCGCCCCTTGCGCCCGCCGGTCCAGTTACGGACCGTGTCGCGAGAGACCTCGAAACCCTCGGCGTTGAGGGCCTCGGCGAGCGCCGCCACGGGCCGCTTCGGATCGAGCTGGAGCCCGATCGAGCGGAGGACGTGCGGCCAATCTACGCGGTTCACGACTCGCTCTTGGCGACCGGCTGGTACAGGCCGTCACCGGGCTTGAAGGCGTCGCCGGGTCCCATCTGGACGCCTTGCGCAACCCCGCCGGCGAGGGGGGGGCTCTGTTGCTTATCCCACGCCTCCTCGACCCGCTCTTGCCGCGCGGCGATCTTTTGCTTGTCCCACGCCTCCGCGAGTTCCCTCAACCCGTGCGGCTTGCGCCACGGCTTGGTCCAGCCAGCCCGGAAGCCGCGCTGGTAGGCAACCACCCATCCGAATGCGATTCCGGCCAAGAACGCTACCGCCAACCCCAACGTAACCAGCATCACGCTTTCCACTAAATCACTCCTTCACGAGTTGAATTTCAACACCCCAGCCCATAGGGCTCTGGTCAACGTCATCAGGATGTGGTCGCTCTGGAGCCCGTGCCGGCGCTCCCACAGCTCCACGTTTTGGTGCAGGGCATCGTGGCAAGCCCGCGCGAGCGGGATCGTCCACCAATCCGGCACCTTCGAGCCCGCGACAGCGAAGCCCATGAGCTTAGGGTGGTGCGGGTCATCCGCCGGCTGCCCGCAACCGCAGCAGCACTCCAGCGTCTTCACCCATCGGGTGTAGTCCTCGCACACCAGCCGGCCGACATAGCCGTACTGGAGGGCGGCGCGGAACGTCAGGCCGGGAGGTAGGAAACTGCTGGCCATCGCACCCTCGGTTGCTGGGTCATCCACGCCGGGAAGTCCGCCATGTTCAGCACGAACACCTTGCGGTCGCGCTTCAAGCTGTGCGGCATCCCTCGACTGAGGTAGCGCGTCGAGCCGATCGGTCTAGTCACGGAGCTTGATCCCTGGCGCCTGCACGACGCCGTTGAGCAGCAAAATGGAAACGATACGCACCTGGTCCCCCTCCCATCCGTGGACCTCGATCTGCCACCCAGCCGCGAGCAGCCGCGCCGTCGACGGCAGCCCGATGAGCTTCCGCACCCGCGCCGCGACGTTGCCGCCGTTGTCGCTGGTCGCCTGCACGAGCAAGGTCTCGCCGACGAACCACGAGTGCATCCTTGGACCCACTGGCCGCGCCGAACGAATCGCCAGAACATCACCGCCCCACAGATCCTTGGAGCGGCGCCCGCGGATGCGATGCTCGACCGTCTCGATCGGGTCGTAGCCCAGACCGCGGAGTCGCACGACGCTGCGCTGATTCGGGGTCATGTCATCAGGGGGACGTAGTGCATCGTGCGCGGAGCCGTAAACGCCTTGGCGCGCGTCTCCGTAGGATCGCGTCCAAGCAAGCGGCAGCACCATGCGAACCCGTATGGACGCTCGCTGTCGCTGAGTAGCCAGCCGCGCGCGTCCTCACGCATGCGCTCGATCGGCGTCAGCGGCAAACCCGGCCGCGCCTTGCGCCCACGACGCTTGCGGTTGACCTCGGTCCAGGTGTTGATCCGGCTGTCGTTGACGCCTTGATTCAACATCGTCGCCGCGAGGCGGACGTACGGAATCACCTCCAGCGGGCGCTCGTGGATGAGCTCGAAGTCGACTGCGGGCCGGAAAGAGCCCTCGGGCTGCGCGTTGTTGTAGGTGACGTACATCAAACCACCCGCGACTCGAGGTGCTTCGCGTAGGCGACGCGAAGGTGGTTGAAGCGGCGCAGCGCCAGTTCGTCGCCATCCACATCCTTTCGGGAGTTGACTTGCAACAGGTCGAGCACAACCTTGCGCGCCCGGGGCTCCGCGTTCTGGAAATCGTGCTTCAACCACAGCGCCGGGTAGATGTGGGCGAGCCAGGTCTGAAACACCGGCTCCCGGCAACGGATTACTAGCCAGGCACACGCCGGGCCGCTCGGCTCCACAACCGGCTGCGCCCGCCCGACGGGCTCGGAAGCCTTAGGCGCAGCCGGTGTGGAACCGAATGACTCGTCGTCGAGAACTTCCATCATCACGACGGCGAGCCGCTGTCCTGCCATCTTGCCCTTGCGGGCGGTCAGGTCGCGGAAGCATTCGAGCGCCTCCGCGTCCGGCAGCCAGAGCGTCACCTTGGACCCGCCGTTGTGCGAGTCCTGCCACCCGGCGAGCTGCATTTCGCCGATGAAGACCAGCGATCTCCCCGACCCGATGGCCGCGGAGATTCGCAGGAAGATGTCGCCCTCGTGGCTCACTTCTGCATCAACATGATTTTGCGAGCGAGGGCGTCGCCCCTTGCCAGCATCCCGATCGCGCCCATGACGCCGTGACTGGACGTGACGTTGACGCCGCCCTCGGCTGTCTGCACCACGACAGCGAACTCCGCAACCTTGATGCCCCCGTCGAGGAGGCGCTCGATCGCGGCGTTGATCTCGACGTCGATGACGCTCGAGGCGCCGCGCTGCTGCACGGCTTCCATCGCCGCCAGCTCCGAGGCATCCAACGCCCGGCCGCGCCGCGGTTGCTCCTCGAGCGCCGCGGGGACGCTCCGCTCGTCGCCGACCTGGATGCCTTCTTCGGTAGGTGTGCTCACTGTTTCCCTTTCGCTTTGTATTCGTCCGCCGGCACCATGCCTGCGGGCGTGTAGAAACACCATCCCCGCCTATGCGGGCCGACGATGAACAGCGACCAGCACGGCACGCACGAGAGCGCGGTCAGGCTGTGCCGATCGCAGGCGCGCCGGAAGATCACGGCACCGGCCTCGCGGGTGACATTCCGCACTGGCTCAACCATCACGCCACGCCATGCGTGCATCACGAACGTCGGCTCGTCGAACAGCGGAAGCGCCTCGACGTAGAAGCCCTTGAGGATGATCGACACGTTGGCCCAGGGGTGGTCGTGCAGATACCTGTCCAGGTCGGGGCGCAGCGTGTTGTGTAGCCGGACGCCGAACCAAGGCGTGCGGATCAACTCCCAGCGGCGCATGTAGTGCCCGTTGCCGTCGATGTCCATGAGGTGATCCTCGCGACCGTAGCGGCAGCAGAGCGCGATGAACCAATCCACCAGGCGGGTTCGGATGTTGGCGCAGCGACGGCAGTTCACGTCGACCTCTTCGTCAGCTCCGGCGGCGCGCTCGTCAGCGGCGAACCGATCGCGACCTCACCGGGCTCCTTCGGCGGGTTGATGTGCATGACCGAGCCGTGCAGCTCCTCGCCGAACCCGAAGCGGGCGATGAGCAGCTCGATCGTCTTCAGCGAGCGCGGGAAGTAGACGACGGATTTGAGCCCGTTCGACTTGTTCACCGTGCCCACGATGATCGTGCCCGGGTGCTTGAGCTCAAGCTCGGCGAGCTTCTCTGGCGGGATCATGGGTTGGTCTCGGTATGGTCCAAGTCGAAACGGGTTAGTCGCGTCGGTCTTCGTCAAGGTACTCGAACGTCTTGAACACGATCCACCAGAGCCCAAGCCCGGCGAAGAATACAAGTGCGCCAAACTCGAAAATGATCCAGGCGATCTCCACGATCTAGAATTCCTCGAAACCTTCATCGGTCACTCGGTCTGGCGCGGCGTCCGCCGCTCGATACTCGAACGGCACCGGCTTCCCGGCCGCGGGCCACGGCATCGGCGCGCGGTCTTGGCGCGGCGTGAGCTGACCAGATCGCTTGTCGAAGTAGAGCCCGAGCGTCCCCTCCCACGGGAAATGCCGTTGCTTCCCGAGCTTGAGGTAGACGTCGCACTGCTTCGCGATGTCCTCCGCGACCGTCTTGTCGAGCGCGACCGCCTCTTCGGCCTCTTCCTTCGCGCGGTTACGCCACATGAGCACGACGTTGTCTACCAGGTCCGTCAGCTCGCCGGGGCCGCGCACGTCCCACTTATTCGGCGCACCGTACTGGTCCTCGCCTTTGCGGAGGTGGCAGATCAGGTGGATGTGGACGCCGGTCGATTTCGCAATCCACGCGAGCCGGTCCACGAACGCGATTTGCTGGTCGTACTTGTCGCGCCCGGAGACGCCGCACTTCGTCAGCGAGTCGATCACGATGTCGTGGAGCCGCAGCCGCTCGGCCGCGAGGCGCGTGACCGCAAGGATCTTCTTCGCCGGCACCGTGTCGAGCTGATCGTAGATGAACAGCCGCGACTCCTCGCCGTAGCCGGTCCAGTCGGCGAACATCGCCGCGAACTCGCGCGGCGCCGGGCCGCCGAACATCTGGTTCGCCATCCGCCGCAACGTGAGGACCGGCGGCATCTCCATCGAGGCGATCATCGCCCGGCACCTCGGCTGCTGCCACGCGATCACTTGGCCGATCGCGCCGCTCTTGCCGGCGCCGTTCTCGCCCGCCCAGATCGTCACCTCGCCTGGACGCAGATCGAACTTGCCGTGCGCCTTCCCCCACGGCAGCATCCGGCCCTGCGCGGAGGGATCGGGCAGCAGCAGCTTCGAGCACCAGTCCGACGCCGGCCGGACCTCCTGGAGCTCGATGGCGTCCAGGACCTTCGCGATGTCCGACTCGGTGATGATCTCGTTGAGGACTTGCATGGTCAAATCAACCCGCGCGGTTCTGGCCGGACGGCCGGCGGCTGCTCCTTACCCTTCCGCGACGACCAGGTGTGGCATGCGGCCTGCCAGTCCTTCATCGGGGCTTTGCCGCCAACCTTCCAGCCGTTCGACTTGAAGTGGCTGACGAACGTCTCCGGGTCCACGTTCAGCTTCTCCGCGGCGACGAAGACCCGCACCTCCTCGAGTGAGGGGGGTGTGAACACCGCGCGCGCAGCGCGTGTCTGCTCTCTCTCTCCTCTGCTCTCTCTCTCTGTACGGTGACCGGAGCGGTTTGCTGGCGCCTCGCTAGCACTCTGCTCCACAACGATAAACCCCTGTTTTTCCAGTAGTTCCAGGTCTACCGGCCCCGTGGCCTTGATAGCTGCTTGCACCCAACTTGCATCCATGGGGATACGGTTACTGGTGCGACTTGCTAGCAACCAGATAGCAACGACGTGCGATCGCGCAGCGTCCGGCAAGCGGGTGTAGTGGTAGTCCTCGAGCACGGTGTTGTAGAGCTTGATCCACGGCGGGGAGCGGTCCCGGTAGTGCTGAAACCGCTCGAAGTTGCGGACGCGGAAGTACCGGACGCCGTCGCTCACGCCGCCACCCTCCGGGCCAGGCGATGCTCGCGGGTCCGTTCTTCGCAGAAGCGAGCAATGTCGCGTAGGCAGTGCTGCTCGAACACGGTCTCGGCTGACGGGAAGAAGGCGTAACCGCGCCAGCGGCCGAACCACTTGACCGCCCCGACGGGGATGTGGCCCTGGACGGTAAGCACAGCCCAGGTGTGAGTCTTCGCGCCAGTCCGCTGGACGGCCTGCGTGAAGTCGACAAATTTCCCGTTGTAGTACGACGTCACGCCGCCCTCCCGGCGCGCCGCAGACGATCGGCCGCGGTTCGCACCCGCGCCTGGTCGGGCTCGGAGAGCTTCTTCCCGAGGGCCAGATCCGCCTTCGCGATGGCGATGATGCGTACCTCGTCGTCAAGCGTGCGCCGCTCGCGCCGCGACGGGCCGCCGCCCGGCATGTAGTCGCGCACCTTCACGCCCTCGGGGAAGAGCGATTCCATCGTGAGCCCGGCGGCCGCGACTACGCTTGCCGCTTCGCATCCAGCATGGCAGTGAACGAGCACGCGACCGTCGGGGAGAAACGCGATCGACAGCGAGGGATCGCGGTCATCGTGCGCGGGACAGCGCACGGTGTACTTCCCTCGGCCCGCGGGGCGCGCGCCTGGGAAGTGTGATACGAACGAGGCTTCGTCCATAGGGGTGAAGGTGTAGGATAGGCGTGCTTTACTAGGTTTGCAAGTCCTGATGGCCGACTTGACAGCGCACCAGCCCCGTGGTGTGATCCGCGTGTGACGCTGACGACTAGGAGGTGGTGTGCGCGGACGTAAGCGGTTGCCGGAGGGCTCGACCATGACGTTCATCCGTGGAAATCTCGACAGGCTGCGTGCCGCCCGGCCCTGGCTGATGTCCAGCGTGAAGATCGGCAAGGCAGCCGGCGTGCCGCAGAAGACGGTCAACAACCTCCTCAACGCCCGCCACGATCCGCTGCTGTCCAACGTCGAGAAGGTGGCGCACGCCTTCGGCGCCGAGGTCTGGGAGCTCCTGGTGCCAAATTGCACCGACAACATCAAGAGCGTCGTCTGGACCTACACCAACACCACGGCGGACGGGCGTCGAATCCTCGACAACGCCGTCGAAGCGGCCCGCCGCGAGATCGCGCGCCAGCAGCAGCGCAGCAGAGCCCAGGCATAATTCACCAATCCAAAGGCGGGAGAGCAGCATGCTGACATGACCAAGCAACTGGTTACTACCGCCCCCCCTCCCCTCCCCGAGGACGAGGCGTACCTGCTCAAGATGTACCGCCGCCTGCACCGCAACGACAAGCCGCTGGTCATCCTCTATGTCGAGGCCGCGGCAAGCGTCTCACCCCCCGAACTTCCCCCGAACGTCATCCGTTTCCCGTCCCGTATCTGACGGGTCTTCGACACTAGTCATTTTCTTCTTGACATGAGAGCAACGGTTGACTAGGCTCCGCGCCATGCTCACGTTCATCGTATTCATCAGCCTGATCGCGGCGAGCGCCGCGACCTGGTTCTCCAGGTGAGCGGCGTCTCTCACGCGCTCGCTGGGTTCTTCGGGGGCCTGCTGGTCCTCGGGACCGTCTACCTCCTCCAGCCGCACTACGAGTACCTCGCGCGCGAAGCCATCGAGCGCGTTGAGACCCGCATCGCCGCCGAGGCCGCCAGGATCATCGCGGACCGCGAGGCCGCCGCCAAGAGGGGGAAGAAGTGAGGGCGAATCGGTGAACGACCACAACTTCCCGATTTTCAAGATGGACCGCACGAAGGCGCTCCTGGTCCTCCAATCGAGTCTCTATCCCGGCGCGGCGCTGGAATCGATCGAAATGGTCCTCGGGTGGTGCGAAGCGCGTGGAGTGGACCCCCTAGATAAACCCTGCCACATCGTTCCGATGTTCGACAAGAAGTCGAACGGCTACCGCGACGTCATCATGCCCTCGGTGGACTACTACCGGCAGAAAGCCGAGTCCACGGGCGAGTACATCGGCCTGAGCGACACCGAGTACGGCACGATGCAAACGCTCACCGTCGCCGACTTCACGATCGACTATCCCGAGTGGGCGCGCATCGTGGTGAAGCGGCTCGTGCAGGGCCAGGTCGCGGAGTTTCCAGCCAAGGTGTTCTGGACCGAGACCTACGCCACGAAGGGGAGGGACACGAAAGTCCCAAACGCGATGTGGACGAAGCGCCCCATCGGCCAGCTCGAGAAGTGCGCGGAAGCCCAGGCGCTCCGGCGCGCGTTCCCGAAGCTCTGCGGCGGCCCGACCGCCGAGGAAATGCACGGCAAGGCCCTCAACGATGCGATCGATGTCGAGTCGGTACGCGTCGAGGGGCCGAAGTCCCTCACCGAATCCGCAACGCCGGCAACTGTCGTAGATGCCCCGCGGGTGGCTCCTGTGGCGACTCAGCAGCCGGCCGTTGCGGACCCCGTCAATGCCGCCCCCGTGTCGCAGTCTGTCGCTGATGGTCCTCCTCCCGTTGGCGCGGAACTTCCCCCTGCGGCACCAGGGGCGGCGCCACACACGCCGCTCAAGCCGGCACAGCAACGCATCCTCACCGCGAGCCTGGCCCGCGCCGGCAAGACGGAGGAGGACCTCCGCGCGAAGTACGGCGTCCTGGTCGCCGCGTTCCCGTTCGAGAAGTTCAACGAGGCCCAGAAGTGGCTCTCTGGGGGAGACAAGTAATGGGCTGGTACATCGCCGGATTGGTCATCGTGTTCATCGCCGGCCTCATGGCCGGCTCGAGCAAGGACCAGCACTACTACGACGAGGGCTACAAAGACGGCCGCGGCGGCCGCGGGCCACGAAGCATCGGAGGGTGGATGTGATGGAAAAGACCCGCTACTGCCGAAACTGCAAGTGGTACGACCCGGAAGGGTTGGTGCCGGTGTGCGGGCACCCTGACACTGGCGATCTCGTGACGGGGGCGGCGCGCGGCGCGGACATCGTGCGCCGGCGCGATCCCTGGAGCCCGTGCGGCCCCGACGGCAAGCTCTACGAGCCGCTTTTGATGGCCCCCCCGTGCTGACCTTCACCGAAGTCGGCCACGAGTACCGCTGGTGCGACGCGCTCGTTCCGAGCGTCACTCAGGTCCTCGCGCCGCTCACCGACTACTCGAAGATCCCGCCGGACCGGCTCGCGCATGCGCGCGACGAGGGCATCGCGATCCACCAGATGATCCAGCTCGACGTCGAGAATCGCCTCGACCTCGCGTTGCTGCCGGAGTGGCTCGAGATGCGCTACGTGGCTTGGCTCAAGTTCTGCTCCGAAACCGGGTTCACCCCGCGCTTCTGTGAACGCGCGCGTTACTCCGATCGCATCCGCGTTGCCGGCATGCCGGACCTGGACGGCTTCTTCCGCAAGGCGCCGAACCGGCTCGCCGTGGTCGACGCGAAGCGCAGCTTCTACGCCGGCCGCAACATCGGGCTCCAAACCGCGGGCTACGAATACCTCATCGAGTCCGAGGAGCCGGAGACCCGCGTTCACGAGCGCGGCGCGCTGCGCCTCGACGCGAATGGGACGTACAAGTACGAGTCGTCCAACAACCCGAACAGCAAGCTCTTTTCAGCGATGGACCGCACCGTCTTTCTCGCCGCGGTCGCCATGCACCGATGGAGGACTGCCGCGTGAAGATCTACGACGTTCTGGACCTGCTGCCAATCATCGCCGAGCGCGGCCCGTGGGATGTGAACCTCCTCAACCGCATCCGCAACTCGCGCGGCGAGTGCCCGTTGTGCGCGCTTTACAACGAGATTTACGACGCTGGAGTCGACAACCTCAAGCTCGATGCCGCGCGGGCCGGCCATCGCCTTGGGCTCGCGCCCAATGTTATCGGGCAATTCATCTATGCTGCCGACACCGACGTCAACAGCCGCGCGCGCGAAGTGATGCTCGCAATTCTCAACCCCAGGAGCCTCGCATGAGAACCGCCGCAATCCTGATCGCTCTCCTCGCCCTCGCCGGCTGCGCGACCGGGGAGTCCTACCGCACCACGACCGTCACGCCGACCGGCGACAAGACGGTCTTCGAGGCCAAGCGCACCGGCATCTGGTTCGCCGGACAGGTCCGGCCGCTGACACAGGACGCAGACGCGCTGGAGATCAAGTGATGCCACTCGGACCGGACGACGACAAACGCGAGCGGATCCTGACTGTGGATCCCGCGAAGCCCGACAGCGAGTCCACCGCGCTCGTCGCGCGCGTGGTCGTAGGCCCGGACGCTCTCGGGCTGATCCGCGCCGGCATCAGCACTCTTGCGGTCGCCCAGGCGTACGAGTTCGACTCCCAGGAGATCGCGGAGTCAGCCGCCGCCGAGCTGCGGACGATCGCCGCCCTACGGACTCGCATCGAGGACATGCGAGGGTCGATCACAGCCCCGGCGCGGCTCATCATCGAGAACGCCCGCGGCATGTTCAAGCCGGCGCTGGAGCACTTGGACCGGGCCGAGCTCTTCCTCAAGGACGGGCTCAAGGGCTGGACGAAGCTGCTCGAGGACCGCGCGGCGCTGGTGCGGCGCCAGAACGAGGAGAACGAGCGCAAGGCCCGCGCCGAGGCCGAGGCCCAGGCCGCCGCCCTACGGGCCGCCGCCGAGGAGAGAAGCAAGGCCGAGCTGGCGAAGGCCGCCGCCGCCCAGGCCGCCATGGAGGTCGCACAGGCGGCCGGGAAGAAGTCTGAGGTCGCCCGGCTCGCCGCCCAGGCCGCCTCCGCCACGCAGCGCGCCGAGAACGCTGTGGCAGCCGGAGAGGCTGCCGCCCAGGATGCCGTCCTCGAGGCCGGCGCCGCGACCGTCGTCATGCCCACCGTGGCGACGAAGGTCGCCGGCTTCACCACCCGCGAGCGGTGGGTAGCGCAATTTCAGACCGGCATCGGCGCGGCCCAGGCGATTCGCTTGATCGCCCGCGAGCTTCAGAGCCGGCCAGAGCTGGTCGCCTACCTCTCGCTCGACGAGTCGGCGCTGAACAAGACCGCGGGCGCCCAGAAGTCCGCTTTCAACGTCCCCGGCTTCGTGGCCGTAAACGATCCCGTCGCAGCGCGCGCGAGGTCCAAGTGAGCCTCGGACTCGGTATCGCCATCGCTGGCGTGTGGGCGTTTCCAGTCGCCTGTGCCATATCCCGTAGCGTCACCGGCCTCGGCTTTTGCCTGGCTCTCGCGGCGGCGATTTCCGTCACCATCGTTTTGATCTAGGAGAACCATCATGGACATGAAGCCAGTCAAGAGCAGCAACATCGCCGAGGTCGGCTACGAGCCGCGCACGAAGACCCTCGCGATCCGGTTCAAGGGCAAGGACGGCAAGCTCGGCCGCCTGTACCACTACGACGGCGTCTCCCAGAAGGAGTACGACGCATGCTGCGGCGCAGAGTCGATCGGCGGGTACTTCGCGGCGAACATCCGCAACGCCTTCAATGGCGTTCACCAGCCGGAAGAGGAAAAGAAGGACGGGGGCAAGAAATGAAGCTCCAGCGCCTCAACAGCGAGGGCACGATCGAGGTGTATGCCGAGATCAGGAATTTCGAGCGCGAGGTGAACATCCTATTCGCGCGGCGTGACCCGGTCAGCGACCTTCGGATCTGCTACGCACCAGCGGTGTTCGAGCCGCTGCCGGCGAGCGACGACATGGCGCAGCCGACCATGACGCTCGAGAGGCGCGTGGCCCAGACGCTCCTCGACGCCCTCTGTGGGGCCGGCATGCGCCCGACCGGGCAACCGGACGCGGCGCCGACGATCAACGCCATCAAGGCGCACCTCGAAGACATGCGGCGCCTGGTGTTCGAGCAAGCCTGGTACATCCCGCCGGCCATGCACGCCGCTCCGCTGGAGAAGACGAAATGAAGTTCGCCAACCTGGATCGCGTCCTGTCGCTCCACGCGAAGCTCGTGGGCCTCGCGGCCACGATCGACGCAATGCACGAGGGGCGCGGCTTCGATGTGAGAATCGGTTGCTCCTCGGCTGACGAGGAGCTCCGCGATCTGGCTCGCGGCCCCATCCTGGGCGAGCTGGCGCGTCGCCGCGCCGGCATTCTGATGGAGCTCGCGGAGCTGGGGGTCACGTTCTGATGGAGCTCGCGGAGCTGGGGGTCACGGCATGAACCGCCGCATTGCCGACGCGAAGGGCCGTACCGGGCGTCTCGCGACCTTCGAGATCCGCGAGGCGCTGCACGACCTCGGGCAGCATGCCCTTGCCCAAGACGTCGAGCGCGGCGGCCCGCTATCGGCGGTGCGCGCGCACGAGATCACACGAGCCCTCGCCTACGAGGAGCACGTCCACTACCAATTTGTCTCAATCTAGTCAAGGACTACTATGGCCTCCCTGAACAAAGTCATTCTGATCGGCAACTGCGGGAAGGACCCGGAGACGAAGTACATGCCGAGCGGCGACGCTGTCACCAACGTCAACATTGCCACGACCGAGAAGTGGAAGGACAAGGCCAGCGGCGAGGACAAGGAGCATACCGAGTGGCATCGGCTCGTGTTCTACGGCCGGATCGCCGAGGTCGCGGCCGAGTACCTCAAGAAGGGCGCCGCGGTCTGCGTCGAGGGCAAACTCCGCACCCGGAAGTGGCAGGACAAGAACGGCGTCGACCGCTACACGGTCGAGGTGATCGTCGCGAACATGGTCCTCCTTGGCGGCCGGCAGTCCGGCGACGAACAACCAGCGCCGCGCGTTCAGCCTGCGGCACCGAAGCCCGCACCGAAGCCCGCCACCGGCGGCATGCTCGGCGATATGGACGACGACATCCCGTTCTGATTTGTTCACTAGGAGTAGACAAATGGGCACGAAAGCAAACCCCGGCGCGTTCGACTGCTACGCGAACGCGCACCCGGACGAGCCGATGTTCGTCCTCCTCGGACGCGACCGCCTCGCGCCTACGCTCGTGCGGATCTGGGCCGACATCCGCGAGGCCGCCGGCAAGACCGACCACACGAAAATCGCGGAGGCGCGTGCGTGCGCCTACCAGATGGAGATGTGGCAGAAATATTTGGACCGCCTCACGATGCTGCGGCTCTCCTCGGGGGAGTGAACGTGAACGCCAGGGCCGAACGCCGGAAGCTCGGTGGCCGCCAGGCGCGGAAGGGCCTGCGCACCGCGCGCACAAAGCTGTCGCAGCGGCGAAGGATCGCAAACGCCCTCGGCGCGAAGCGCGCCGTTCGCCGCGGGGCGTAGACCGTAATGCCCCGCTCCGTCTCCATCGCCGAAATGATCGAGGCGCTCGAGCGCGTGGACCAGGACGAGCTGGACGACTACCAGAGCGCCTTCGTGCGAAAGATGACCCCCCTCAAGGCTGACACCACCGTCCTCACCGGCCGGCAGGCCGATTTTCTGGAGCGCCTCTACCGGGAGAAGTGCGCATGAACACAGGCAGCTACGTCCAGCTCGAGCCTGGCTCCACAGAGGAACAAAAGGCGATCGACGAGCTGATCGTGCTCCTCAAGCAATCGCACGCCATCGTGGTGATGTGGCGGAACGAGGACGGGTCGGGCGGCTATCAGGTCCTCGGGTGCCTTGGTCACGCCTACCAGACAGTGCGCGAGCAGGGGTCGGCGCTGCTGTCAGCTATTCGCGCCGGTCACGACGCCGAGAACAACCCCCAGGATCCCACGAAGCTGAACTGACATGGTTGCTAGCCCCGGCTGGGAGGATGAACTCGACAGACGAGTTGCGCTCGAGACCCAGAAGTTACGCGCCGATCTCGCCGAGCTTGACGATAAATGGCGCGTAGCTCATCAGGCTATCGGCGAACTGCGCGGCGATCTCTCGCACGCCGAGGCCCGCGCGATGGTTGCGGAGGAGCGCCTGGCCCGCGCGCGCCAGTTGGCGCAGCAGCTCATCGAGCAGATCACTCGAGACGCGCTCTACTGATGAAAGATGCACGCGACGTGTCGTTCTTCGTGGATGGCGCCCACACCAGGACGTTCAGCACCGACCGGCCGATCGAGGAGTGCATCGCGGCCTACGTCAAGGACGCACGCCTTCGCGGCATCCGCCTGGAAGGCAAGACGGTGCGCGCCGAAGCGAGGACCGGAGAGAATCACCAGGAGGTCGTACCGGACACATGGAGCTCGGGCGCGCAGCGGATGCGGGCTCGACGGAGGAAGACATGAAAGTCGGAGAAGTCGCCTCGATGAGGACGTGCTCGGTCGTCAGTGGCACCACCACCTTCACCTTTCGCTCGCCGAGCAAGACGACGCGGATGGTGTTCCTCTACCTCGGGCACGAGGACGCCAACAACCCGCTCGACCAGGCTGCCCTCGAGGCCAGGTTGGGCATGCTGGGATGGGTGAAGAAGCCAGGAGGGTCCTTTTGATGGTCGAGCCAGGCGACAAGATCACCGCGAACGCCATCGGCGACGCCGGGGAGTCCGTATACAACGCGCAGTGGTGGTTGCTGTTCGCCATCATGGTCGCCAACAAGCCGGCCGAGATCACGGCGCGGAAGCTCAATGAGTTCCTCAGTAAATACCACTGGAGCGTGAACAGCTTGCCGTTCGACGTCGTCAAGGACTTCAGATGCCGCGCCGTCATGGGGGTCTGTCTGCGCGAGGCGCGCACCGGCCAGTACACCCGCATCCAGCGCGCTTTCGAGTACATCGCCGGCTGGCGCACCGGCGGCGATGACCCGCGCCCGTGGTCGCTGGAGTTCCTGGAGGGAATCCCCGGCGTCGGCCCGAAGACCGCGCGCTGGTTCTACATGCTCGTGAACCCGGAGGCGAAGGTCGCGGCGCTCGACACGCACGTCCTCAAATTTCTCAAGGACCAGGGTTTCCGCACCATTCCCAAGACCACGCCGCCGGCCGGTGAGAACTACGTCCGGCTCGAGGAAATCTTCGTGAACATCGCTGACACGATGGGCATGACTCCGGCGCAGCTCGACTTCGCCGTCTGGGCCGCCTACCGAAACGGCTGGAGGATCGTGCCGAACAAGGCGCACCGCGCCGGCCCGAGGCCGCGGTGATGCGCTACAAGATTATGGCCGTTTACTACGACGTGGTGATCGGCTTCGGTATGTTGATCGAGGCCGCGCTCGACGCGGTCGCGGGGGAGTGATGGAGACGCGGGCCGACGCGGTCCGCCGCGCACTCGCCGCGGTCTCCGCGGCCGAGGACATGCTCTCGACGCTGGTGCGCCGCCTCTACCCGGTCGGTGACGGCATAAGCTGGGAGCTCGGCAGCCACCTTCACACCGGCGCGGTGATCCGGCACGGGTACGGCGGACGTGTCTACGTCCGCAACATCGACACCGATAAACGTCGGTGGATCCACCCCCACTGGATCGCATGAATCCCGATGACGTCGAGGTCTCCTGGTTCAGCGGCTCGGGGGCTGGCGGGCAGTACCGCAACAAGCACCAGAACTGTTGCCGCCTCCTCCACAAGCCAACGGGGCTCCGCTGCGTCGGACAGCGCGAGCGGTCGCGGGAGAAGAACCTCGCGGACGCCATGATGCGGCTCGCCGCCAAGGTGCGCGCCCACCTGGAGCTCCCGGATGAGCGCCGGGCCGGCGGCGTCGTGGTGAGGACCTACCACCTCGAGCGCGGCGTCGTCACAGACCACGCGACCGAACAGCAAGCCGCCCCAGGCCCCGTACTGGACGGGCACCTCGAGCGATTCACCGAACACCCCGACCGGGGGACTTCCAACAGACGGAGCGGACGAGCGTAATGACCTCGATCGGCGACAAGGTCGCGCACGTCAAGGCCGCACGGCAATCGCGCGGACACGGGTGCCACTGGCCGGGCTGCGAGGCCCGTGTGCCGCCAGCGATGTGGGGCTGCTTGAAGCATTGGTTCACGCTTCCACGCGCGCTACGAAACAGGATCTGGGCAGCCTACAGGCCGGGCCAGGAGAACGATCTGCGGCCGTCAGCCGCCTACATCGCAGTCGCACATGAGGTGCAGTTATGGATTCAAGCCTACCTGGTCCGCCCGACGCTCCTATAACCGCGAAGAAGCTCGTTGAGACCGAGGGCACCGAGGCGGCGCTTGCTGAGTTTGGCGCGTGGTGCCTCAAAGAGGCGCGCGGCGACGGATACGCTGGCGACATCGACGGCGGCTCGGTCCAGAGCAAGGCGCTTGAGCTCGGCCTGCTGATCGAGCGGGAGGTCACGGAGCCGTGCAGCGAGGTGAGCTGCGTATGCGCCGAGGCAGGCGACTTCCCGGCGACGTGTCTGTTCCTCGCGCCTGGCATCGAGTGACCGCCGCCGACGCCGCGAAAATCCTCGGCGTTGCGCCGAGGACCGTCTACGACCTCGCCGCGCCGCGCGGGCCGCTCGCTTGCACACGGATCGGGCGGCGGGTAGAGTTCGAGGAACAGGACGTAAGGGCGTTCAAAGCGGCGTGCCGGTCTATTTCGACAAGGCAAAGAAGCGTTGGCGATTCCAGCTACGCCGCGCGCTCGCGGGTCGACGTATCCGCCACAATCAACTGCTTCCTGCGGGGTGGACTCGAGCTCAAGCCTTCGAGTTCGAGCGGGTGGAGACTGGTCGCCTCACGGCAATCGCGGCCGGGATCCAGCGCGACGAGCCGTCGATCGACGAAGCGGTCGCGCTCTACATCGAGCACCGGCTCCCGCACCTAAAAGGCGGCCGACAGGCCGCCCAGCACCTCGCGCACGTCCTGCCCTGGTTCCAGGGCAAGCCAATGTCGGCACTTCACGACATCTGCCGACAGTACGTCGCGGCGCACCCCGCCCTCGCGCCCGGCACCGTGCGCAATCGGCTCGCCTACCTCCGGGCGTCCATCAGGTACGCCTGGAAGGAGCACGGGCTCGGGGACGGGGCTGCGGCGACGCGCATGCGGCTGCCGGCGGCGAACAACGCGCGGCACATCTACCTGGTCGCGGGCGAGCTCGAGCGCCTCATGGCGGCGATGGAGCCCGAGGACCGGGCGCTCTGGACGCTGGCCTTCTACACCGGGCTCCGCTGGCGGTCGGACCTCCTGCGGCTCGAGCCCGGCGCCGTGGTGCGCCAGGGGCGCGCGGCGTGGCTAGACCTCGGGATCGCCAAGACCGGCGTCCGGCACATGGTCCCGGTCCATCCGGCGGCGCGCTGGGCACTCGCCTACCTGCCCTTCCGGCGGTCCGACTCGGCCTACTACGAGGCGTTCTGGGCCGCGCGAGACACGGCGGGCCTGCGGCACGTCCGGCCGCACGACCTCCGGCACAGCTTCGCCAGCGCGCTCCTGAGCGGCGGCGCGACGCTCGCCGAGGTGGGCGTCGCGCTGGCGCATCAATCGCTTGCCTCGACGCGCAGATACACCCACCTCTACCCAGCACGTCTCGTCGAAACGGTCAAAAAACTGCCCACCATCAAGAGATAACTGTCAGAAAAACATAGCGTTTTTTCTGACTGGCGATGTACTGCCAGTACCTCGCTGCATGTCCACTATAATGGACACGGCAGGGTAATCAGGCACTTACGCTCCGCGCGGGGCGCGCGGGACGCGCCTACCGCGCCTCGGCGGCCGATTCCTTGCCCACCAGCTCGGTGATCTTCTGCTGCCGGCGCATGATCTCGTCGGTGTACTTGAGGGTCAGCTTCTCGCGCTGGGCCGGCGTGAGCGACTGGTCCGCGAGCTGCCGGCGCAGCTCCTTCCGCGTCTCGTTCACCTCGAATCGCATCTGGCGGATCCTGGCGCCCAGGTCGGCCTCGCCGACGCCGCGCGTGGTGGCCCCGAGGGCGCCCGCGACAGCCTGGCCTACGGTCGTGCGCTGCTCGCCGCCGCGGGCAGTGCTCTCTTTCAGGGCGTCCGTGAGCTTCCCGGAGATCCAGCTCACCGGGTCCCCGAGGTCTATGCCCACGAACCCGTGCGACGAGATGATCGGCGGCAGGGCCATGTCCATGACGTAGGTCAGCCGGGCGAGCCACTGGATGTCCGGCGGCGCGCCCGCGGGGGCGATGTCGCGGCCGGTAAACTGGTCCTTCCCGGTCGCCGCAGCAATCATCAGGTCGGGGATCGGGCCGGACAGCAGGCCCAGCGACTTCGCGGCCTGAGTCAGCTCGGCATTCTTGAGCTCGTGGATCGCCTCCTGCCACATCGACCAGGGCAGGTAGTACGACACGTCGACGAACTGCCAGCGCCCGGTCGCGTCCTTGAAGGGCAGCATGTAGACGTGGCCCTTGCGCTGCCAGTGCTCGGGCAGGCGCTTCTTGAGCTCCTCCTGGTCGTCCGGGTCAACGCCGGTCAGCGCGGCGATGGCGTAGGGAAGCCCCCAGGCGAGGGCGACATAGGGGATCATCCGCTGCGGGTGCAGCAGCATCGTCTCGACGATGCGCGGCAGCACTTTGATCGTGAAAGTCAGGAACGGGGCGCCGATCGGCGCGCGGCGCGCCCAGCGCAGCGTCTTGCCGACCTGGGAGTAGTCGAACAGCCACTTGTTCGCCTCGAGCATGGCGTCGTCGGCCGAAGCCTCGTTACTCTCCTGCTCGTGGATGAACTTCGCGAGCTTGCCCAGCGCCTCGACGCCCTGATAAAAGTCCCCGGCGCCCTTCACGATCTTCGCGCCGACGGCGGCGAAGTGCATGAGCGACATGGGGCCGCTGGCCTTGGCCCGGAGGTCGAGCATCTCCGTCTCGATCTGGTAGAGCTCGTTCGCGGCGAACGTGTTGGCCGAGCCGCCGCGCTGCTTGAAGAGCTGGTAGTGCCGGCCCCCGGTCCGCATCTCCTTCGCGGCCTGGCCGATGCGCTGGGCGATCCGCACCCAGCTCATCCCCGAGAGGTTGAGCAGAACCATGTTCGCCACGAAGTTGCGAATCTGCGAGGTCGGGTTGAGCGGGACCTTGACCAGCTTCCACACGCCCGTCACCTTCGAGCCCACGCCGCCGTAGCTGAAAATCTTTTCCGGAAGGCTGGCATCGGACGGGACGATGTGCGCCACGCCGACAATGTCGTCGTAGATTTCGCGACGCACGACCATGCCGCGGAGGCGGCCATAGCGGCGGGTATTCGGGAGCTGCATCCACTCGCTCGAGACCGTGATCTCTCCGATCGCCCTGTTGGCGACCTCCTCCATCCGGCCGGCGAGGTCGAGCACCTTGACGCGGTTCGCGAAGTCCGGCCCGGTCTTGGACGCCCGCGCACGGAGATCCGCGGCCTCGGAGAGCAGCCAGTACGGGGTGACGCGGTGCCCCTCCCACTGCACCAGCGACTTCTCCATCGCCCACTCGCGGTTCCTCGAGATGTCGTTGAACCAGTCGAGTAAGGCCAGGTCGCGCATCGCGCGCGTGAAGCCGACGGCGGTGAGGTAGCCCGGGTCGGTGATCGGCCCGTGGCGGGTGATCCAGTCCTCGGAGACCGGCCTGCCGGTCTTGCGCTCAACGATGCGGAGCTCGCCATCGCCGTCGAAGCCCCACTCGTAGCCGCGGGCCTTGAGATAGCCGAGCTTCGAGGGCTTCTTGCCGGTGCCGAGCTGGGAGTAGTCGGACTCGGAGAGAATCGAGTGCAGGTAGAGCTGCGGCAGGTAGCCGCCACGGCGCTTCTCGAACGTCTCCCTTTTGAGCATCCCGGCCTTGACGAGCTGTTCGCCCACGCCCTCGAGCATGCCCTTCACCTTTACGGCGTGCGCCCGGATCTTCGGGTCGACGATCACCGTCGTGGCGGCGCCCTTGGTGATGAGGTAGCGGAACGACGCCGCGGCGTCAGCCTCGGTCGCCTCGGTGAAAACCGCGTGCAGGTCCTTCCCGGCATCGCTGATGGCCGAGATCGCGCCCTGGGCGAGGTTGCGGCGTTTCTGGAACTCCGAAATGCCGGGCAGTTTGCCCAGCGGCTCGAAGATGTTTTCGATCGTCCGAACCACGTTGCGCGCTCGGTCGCCAAGCGATGGCGCCACGGTCGTCGTCGGTCGCTGGAGCTGCGTCTGCACGATGGCACCGGCGAGCGCCCTCTCCACTATCTCAGCCGGCAGGGTGTCGATCACCTCCGACACCTGGTCCTGGGTCAGCGTCTCGCCACCCAGCCACGCCTTGCGCTGCTGGAAGCGGTGCGCCGCCTCGGCGGCGAGCTGCACAACGCGGTCGAAGTCTTTGAAGTAGTAGTCCATGCTTCGCGGCGACTCGTCGCCGAACGCGCGGCGGATCTGCTCGACCAGCCGGCGCAGGAACACCAGGACCCTCTGGAGCATCGACGGATTGCGGCTCCCAAGGTAGTCCCAAAACTCCTGTTGCATCATCGAGTCGCCCATTATCTCGGCGGTGAACTCGCTGTGCAGGACGCCGCGCGCGGTGGGATTGTTCTTGAAATACTCGCGCGCCTCGTCTGGCGTCATTGGACGCAGTTCGCCGGTCTGTGCGTCCAGGACGCCTTTGAAATAGCGGGGGCCGTACTTAGCGATGAACTCCAGATACCGCTCCTGGGAGACGTACTTCGCCAGCTCGCTGATGAACCACTTGTGGACGTCGGGCGCCTCCCTCTCGATCAAGTGCTCGAACTCGTGGCCGAACGTGTGGAGGTGCGGGGAGTCGGACGCCTCGTTGAGGAAGATGTTGCCGCCGTGCCGCGCGCCGTTGATGGTGATGGGGGCGTTGTGCGTGGAAATGCCGAACACCTGGCCGCCGACGCCCATCGCCCTGGCGATCTCCTTGATGCCGACCGCGAGCGGCGCGGTCATGTAAGTTCCCGGCGGGCTAGCTCCCGGCTTGAGGCCGGCGATGCGGTCGAGATCGCGACCGAGGCTGTCAATTAGTTCGGCGGGTGCCCGCGGACTCTCGTGATCCGGCTCGAGCACATGGCGCGGATCAGACGCGAAACGGAGGGCGAAGTCGATGTCGTCCGCGGGTTCGCGCGGGGCGCCGGGGGTGCGGGCGTTGGCGTCCTCGGCCCCCTTCTGGATGAGGTCGACAACCGGGCGGCCCTTCGTGATGCGCTCGAGCACCGCGGCATCGCCTACGGGAACGAAGGCGCGCTCGGAGAATCCGTGCCGTTCGAGAATGACGCCCTGAGACTTGAGCAGGCTCTTCGTCTCGCCATAGAGGAAGCTCGGCGGCCCCTTGATCTCGACGCGCGGCTCGCCGCTGACGCGGGACATGGTGAGCTCCCAGCCGTTCGCCAGGATCGCCCTGTCGCCGGCCAGCACCCGCTCCATGATCTTCGCCGCCGGCATGTTCTGCGCGGCGGACGCCACGCCCAGCGCCTTGAGGGTTGCCGCCAGGTCCTTCGGGTGGATAGCCCGGCCCAGCAGCCGACGGCCGTCGGACGTCTGGGTCCGCACCACGCGGGGGTGCCCGTGGATCCGGTCCCAGACCGGGAGGATAGCCCCCGTGATGAGGTGCAGCCGGTCGGCGTAGGTGGGCGAGGTACGCTCGGTCTCTTCCTCCCAGAGGATGCGCGCCGGGCCGTTGTCGAGCCAAGCCCGGACCGCAGGGACGTCCGCGTCGGACGGCTTCTTACCGCCGATACGGGACACGCGCGGGAAGTGGCGATCGACCTCGCCGGGCTTGATGTACTCCTGCATCCGCCCCCAGAGCTTGCGGGCTGCGGCGCGGTAGCCCGCGTCGTGGCCGGGCTCGTTGAGCATCGCCTCGACGCCCTCGCGGCCCTTCTCGTCGAGGACGCGAGAAATCTGCCCGGTGCCGACGCGCCGGACGTAGCCGGAGGAGGTCTCGAACGGCTCCTCCATGTGTCCGCCCTCGAACTTCTCGCCCTGGATCTTGCGGATGACGCTCTTGGAGCTGTGGCCCTTCTCGGCCTCGGCGGCCTCGCCGAAGTCGTGAATGGCGTCGGAATACTTCGGGGTCCCGGAGACGGGGATGATGAGGCCGCGCCGCACGAGCTGGCCCTTCGTGTTCATGCGCTGGCCGCGGTCGATGAGAGCGACGACGCGGTCGGGCTTGCTGTGGTGCCGGAGGATGAAGTAGCCAGCAGCCTTGTCGTGCATCGAGTAGAGCTGCCCCTTGGCGTTCTCGAACGACGTGAAGTGCTGCGGGAGGGTGAGCTCGAGCTCGACGTACTTGGCCTCGGCTTTCGTGCGCTCGTCCCGGTGCGCGACCTCGTCGCGCTCGATCTTCGTCTCCAGCGCCTTGATGACCTCGACGCCCATGTCGTAGGTCCCCTGGGCCTTGGCATTCTCGACGATCTCGTCCAGGCGGGCGAAGTATTCCTCGAACACCTGGTTCTGGCGCTCGATGGTGAGCGAGAGCAGCCGGTTGAGGAACTGCGTGATCGGGACCTGCTGGGAGTTGATGGACCCGGTGTCCTTGTTCATCTTCTCGGCCAGGCCGAGCTCCGTCAGAAGCGCCTTGATCTGGAACGGCGTGCGGCCCTGGTTGAGGTCCGTGAAGAAGACCTGTAGCGCGTCGACAGCGTACTTCGACTCCAGGTTGTCCTCGGACGAGAACAGGCCCCGGCCGCCAGTGCGGCGCTCGCCCATCGTCAGCGCCCCGAGCTGGTCGAGACGGCGGGCGATCGAGGAGATAAACCGCTTCTGCGCCTGGACGTTGGTCGTCACGAGCTTGTAGAACGGCGCATTGGCCTGGTTGGTCCGGTGCGTGCGGCCGAAGCCCTGGAGGGCCTGGTCGGCGCGCCAGCCCGGTTGGATGAGGTAGTGGTAGCGGCGCGCCTTGTTCTTGATGGTGTTCGAGGCGTGGTAGGACACGCCGGTCCCGCCCTTGTTCGAGAACACCAGCACCTGACGCTTGCCGTTGTGAAAGTCCTTGACGTCAGAGGAGAGCATCTTGTCGGTGCGCTTCTCCTCGCGCATCCTGTAGTTGCCCTCCTCGTCGCGCACACGCACGAACCGGCGGCTGCGGCCGGTGATCTCGGAGACGTTGTCCTCGCCAAACGCCTCGATGACCATGTCGATCGGATTCGGAACCGGGTTCGCCTGGCGGATGGTCTCGAGGTGCTTGACCAGGTCGTCCCTCATCTTCTGGGCTTCTTTGTTGATGACCGAATTGCCGTCGGAGCCGTAAACCGGGGTCTGCACCGGCTTGCCGTTTTCGCCGATCGTGGTCTCGAACTGCTGGACCGGGAACGCATTCATGATGAACTCGATCAGCGAGTCCATCGGCGTGACGTCCAGGTCGTTCAGGTCTTCCCCGGCAGCCTCGGCCTTGGCGACGGCGCGCTCCGTGGCGGCCTCGCCCGTGCTCACGAGCTGGAAGACCGGCGAGTGACCGGCGGCGAGCTGCTTCTGGGCGTCTTCGATCACCGAGGGCATCGCGAACGACGTCAGCACCGAGTTGAAGAACCGCTGGTGCGCCGCCCAGAAGACGCTGCGCTTCATGGCCGCGGCGCGCGAGCCGGTGGCCTTCGTGACATTGAGCGCCTCGTTGATGTTCTGTAGGACGCCCTGCCACACGCGCGCGAACTCGTTGTAGATGTCGTGCTGGACCTCGCTCAGGTCGTGGGTGATAGTGTCGTGCTGGACGCCGTCGAACGACAGCGAGCGGGCGATGTAGAGGCCGAGCGCCTTGAGGTTCTGGGCGACCATCTCCATGACGGCGACGCCGCCCTTCTCGACCTCGGCCACGAAGTTGGCGGGGCCGGCAAACGGCGTGCCCTCGCCCCAGAGGCCCAGGCGCGAGCCGTAGACGAGGTTGCGCACCTCGGTCGCGGCGGTCGCCGAGACGTAGAGGATCCGGGCCTGCGGCATCCGCTTTTGGAGGTCGAGCCCGGCCATCGCCTTGAGGGAGGCGTCGCCACCGAACATACCACCCTCCTCGGGCAGCACGTTCGCCATATTGTGCGCCTCGTCGAAGACGATGACGCCGTCGAAGTCCTCGCCCAGCCACTGCACGATCTGGTCGATGCGCGCTTTCTTCTGGAGAGCGGCGAGCTTCTTGGCCTCGGCCTTCGCCTGTTCGGCCGGCGTGAGTTTCTCGTCGCCGGGCTTCTCCTTCTTCGGCTTGCGGCCGATCGGCTGGTAGCCGGAGCGCAGGGTGTCGTACGTCGAGAACAGGACGCCCGCCTTGTGGCGCACCGGCATCCCGGCCTCGTACTCTGTGGTGAGGTTGAAGATTTGCTTCTCGTCCCCGCCGACGTCGCGGAAGTCGCGCCGCGCGTCGTTCACCAGGGTTTGCTTCTCCGAAAACCAGACGGCCCGCTTCCGGCCACGGCGCATGTTGTCCAGGATGATCGCGGAAATCTCGCGGCCCTTGCCGACCCCGGTGCCGTCGCCGATCAGGAATCCGCGGCGGATATTGCCAGGGAGGAACTGCTCGTGCGCCTGGCCGGCGTAGACCACGGCCTCGAGCTGCGCAAGGGAGATACCGCCCCGGATGGTCTCGCCATCGACCTCGATCGTGAAGCCCTTGATGGTCTTCTCGGGGAGATTCGGGGTGTGGGTGGGGTCCGGCGGCTCGACGGCAGCCATCGACGCGGACTGAACGAGCTTTCCGGCATGCGGAAGGGCGCCCTCGACGCGCACCTTCTGCGGGCTGTACGGGTCGTAGAGCGCATCGCTGATGGCGCCAAGCGCGCGCTCGATCTCGGCGCGCTCGATCTTGACGTCGGACTTCTCGGCCGGCGCCGCGGGCTCGACCGGCGCGGGCAGCTTGTCCTGCTCGATGGGGTCCGCGGGCGGGGCTACGGGGGTGGTGGGCGCCTGGCCCTCGACGGCTACGCCGCGGGAGTCGCGGACGTTGACCAGGGTGGCGGGCGCGTCGGTGAGCTTGGCGATGTCGCCAGTGACGGTCGTGCCCTGGTGCGGGCCGACCTTGTCGATCACGACCAGGACGGTCGGGAAGGTAGTACCGTACTTGCGGTAAACGTCACGAGATACCGTGACATTGGCCCGGACGGTGTATTTCTTGCGGACGTCGGCCCACCAGGCGGCGCGCGACGGGGCGTTGATACCTTCGCCCATGATGGCAACCAGACGGCCGCCATCGGCGAGCATGAGGAGCGCCTGACTGATGTGCTGGAGGCCCTCGGCGCTGTCGCGGTGGCCCTCAATGCGCCCAGCGGTCGAGGAAAACGGCGGATTCATAACCACGACGCCGGGCCGGATGTCGTCGGGGAGGATGTTGTGGAGCTGCGCCGCGTCCTCGGTGAACATCGGGCGGCCCGGGAACATCTCGCGCAGGAGCGCGGCGCGGCGCGCCGAGTATTCGTTCAGGATCAGCCGGCCGCCCGCCTGTTCGGCAAAGATCGCCAGGCCGCCGACGCCAGCGGAGGGCTCAAGCACCTGGTCGCCGGACTTGATGTTCGCGAGCCAGTTGACCAGGTAGGCGTAGGCCGGCGGCGTCGAGAACTGCTGGAACTCGTCGGTTTCCCCGGTGCGGCGGGTCTGGGTCGGGAGCTGCTCGACCAGGCGCACAAGGCCGGCGATGTCGCCCACGGCGAGCGCGACCTGGAGGGTCGGGGACATGCGTTTCGAGCGGACGTAGAGGTTGACACCCATCTCCATCGCGTCATAGGCGTCCTTGGGGGTGAACTTGCCTTCGGCGGCGGTGCCACCGAACTCCATCTCCATAGACGAGTACAAAACGCGCTCATCGAACGGTTTGCCGGTCTTGAGCAGCTCGGCAACCACCTCCGCGACCCGCATCGAGCTCGAGGTCTTCTTCTGCTCGCCGAGCCCGGCGGTGAGATTCTTCTCCTTGATGAAGAACGCGAGGTAGGGCTTGATGCCGGCGCCAAAGTTGGTGACGATGAAGTCGATGAAGTCCTTGATGGCCTTGCCCGCCGCCTGGAAGTGCTCGAGCGCCTTCTGGAAGTGCGGCTTCGCCTTGGCGTAGGTCTCCTTGTCGAGCCCGGCCGGGAAGCTCTTGAGCGCGTTGCCGCCGAAGAGCTCGACCAGGCCCGCCATCGTCTCGTCGAGGCCCTTGACGCCCTCGGTCGCGGCCTTGGCGGCGATCTCGCCCGCCGTCTTCTTCACCGCGTCGGCCCTGGCCGTGTCGGTGGCGCGGACGGCGTCAGCAACATCCTCCTTCGGCTTCTCCTGCTTCTTCTCCTCGGTGCGGGCGATCGACTCGTCGATCAACTTGTCGATCTCGTCGTCGAGGAGGACGGCGTTCTGGGGCTGTTCGGGCGGCGGCGCGTTGCGCGCCTCTTCGGCCAGACGCGCTTCTTCGGCGCGGCGGCGGACCTCTTCAAGCTCGTATTGGCGAGCCTGATCCTTGGCCTGGAGGGCGGCCGTGCGCTCCTGCTCGACCAGACGGAGCAGCTCGTCGGCCTGGTCAGAGTAGTGCTTCTTCGCGGCCTCGAACGCCTCTTGCTCCTTCGGGCGAGCCTCTTCCCAGGCAGCGGCGTCAACCGAGAACCCCTTGGCGTCGTCCCAGCGCAGGGACTTGATGAGGGCGGCGAAGTAGGTGGCAAACCGCTGGCGCTCCGCGCCGGCCGGATACGGCATGCCGCGGTACATCGGCGGCTTGACCCGCCCGTCGCCGGACCACGCCGGGTTGACCAGGTAGTTGTTGATCGCTGGGCGTAGCGGCCCCTCCTCGCCGACCACGGAACGGGTCTTGCCGAGCAGGTCGCCGACGAAGCCCTCCCACGCGCGCGCAAACATCTCCTCGTCGTTCGACCAGTACGGGTCCGACTTCCCGCCGTCGAGCGCGACGGCGTGTTTCTGGAAATCGGTCTTCTTGCTGCTGGCGTGGGTGCGCATGTAGTAGCGCAACGCCGCGGCCTTGTTGGTACGCAGTTCGCCGCTCTGGTAGCGGATGCCGCCAGTCAGGAGTCGCTCGACGTCCTTGTTGAGGATGTCGAGGTCCCAGGACGCGCGGAGGGCGCGAACGATCTGCTGGACAGCGACGTGCTGGGGGTTGTCTTTCATCGCGCGGGTGGCACGCAGGGCGTAGTCGAGCCCGTGCGCCCACTCGTGGGAGACAGTACCGTCGCCGCGGGTGTTGGTGAGGTTGATGACCGCGACCTTGCCGCCGTCGGGGTGAGGCTGCTCGGAGGTGTAGTGCGCCGCCGCCTTGCCCTGGCCGAGCGCGCCGATGGTGAAGTAGAGGTCGAGCTGGCCGATCGCCTTGTCCGGGAAGCCCAGAACGGCGGCGAGGTCCTTGAAGGCGTCGAAGGCAGCGTTGAGGTGCGCCTGGTCACGCTTCACGTTGACCCACTTGCCGAATCCGACGTCCTTGAAGCCGAACTCGTCCTTGAGCATCTGTGGCGTGACGTCGACGCCCTGGCGGTAGTCACGCAGGCCCTCGCGGGTCACGCGATCGAGGCGCGGCGGGATGAGTGGCTGTTTCTCCTGGGACTTCTCGCTCTCGTTGCGCTTGAGCGACCTGACGCCGTAGCTCTCTGGGCCGAAGTGGTATACCGGATCGTAGATGACAGCGTTCGCGCGCTCGCCGAGCTCGGTAAACTCTCGCTGCCGGCCGAGTAGTGGCTCGGTGAATTTCACCGACGCCTCCGCAACCGACTTCGAGCCGCGCATGCGCTCCGCGATCTCAGAGACGATCTCGATGTAGAGCTCGGCCTGCGCCTTGACGTACTCCTGGGCGCGCGAGGGCTCGACGTTGCTCAGTCGGCTGGACTGCCACTCGCCGCTCTTGTCCTGCACGAGCTCGCGGCCGACACCCTCGCCCTTGAGGAAGTCCAGCAACGCGGCGCGCGGACCCTCCTTGCGATAGGACCCGGCCTTGTAGCCTGACTCGCGCGTGATGGCGAATTTGCGGATGGGGTTCTTGTAGTTCGGGCCGGTGCCCTCGGTCACGAATTGTGCGAATGTGAGGGCGGCGTTGCGCACCTCGTCGATGAAGCGGTGCGTGCCGGGCGTGGCGTCCTCGGCGGCGAGGTCGCGGAACAAGTCCGCGCGCGCGGTGTTCGCCTCGATCTCGGCGAGGACGTTCTCGGCCGAGCCCGTGGCGTTCTTGATGTCCGACTTCGCTTTGTCGAACCAGCGCCGGAGCTCGGCGCCCGTGTTCTCGAGCTTGCGGGTCTGCTCCTGCACCTTCGCCGCGGCAGCCGCCTCTTTCGCGAGGCGCTTGGCCTCGCGTTGGATCGGCGGGTAGAAGTCGTCCGGGAAGTTGACCTTGCCGTCCACCAGCACTGCATCGACGGCGTCGGTGAAGACCTTGTCGCCCGCGGTCTCGGCGTTCTTGCGCTGCTCCGTGAGACGGCCGGCGAGGTAGCTGCCGACGATGTCGTTGAACAGCGGCTCGTCCGCGACCTCCGCGAGGTTCGGCATCGCCTTGGCGGCGATCTGCTCGTTGAGCGTGAGCTTCGGGACGGCGCGCTTGACCAGGCGCTCGTGCTCGGCCTTCTCCTTCCGCTCCGCGGAGACCCGCTGGGCCTCGGCGCGCGCGACGGCGGCACCTTCCTTCTCGGCAGCGCGCGTAGCGCGAGCGGCCTCTTCCGCCATGCGTCGCGCGCCCTCCGCGGCCTCGGTGGCGTCTTTGGCGGCCTGTTCGGCGGCCATCTTGTCGGCCATCCGCTTGGCTTCGGCGGCGGCAGCCTTCGCTTTGTCGCTCTGCCGCTCCTTTGCGGCGGCCTCGAGCTCCGCGCGCGCCTTGTCGCGACCAGCCTTGAGGGCGGCGGCCTCCTCGGCGATGCGGAAGCTCGGGCTCGCCGGGCGCTTGAGGTTCGCGGGCTCGCCCATCCACGTCCTGAACGCCTCGACGTTCTCGAACGCAGTGATAGCCTTGCCGCGGGTCCAGTCAGGCGTGTAGTTCTCCTGGTAGGCGGCGCGCGCCTCCGCGCGGCCCGGCCACCCGAACATGACCTTGTGCTCGTCGAACGAGCCGTCGGCCTTCGCCTGGTCGATGACGAACACCGGCCCCGAGTAATCCGTTGCTAGGCCCGGACGCACGAAGACATCGAGCTTCTCGCGTTTTCCCGTCTTCGGGTCGATGTCCGCGGCCTCGGTGCCCTTGAAGTAGCCGTAGTGCGACTTGAGCGGGGGCCACTCCGGGCGACGGCGTGAGCCGGCCTGGTTCTCGAACGTGACCGGCATCCCGCCGATCGTCTCGTGGCCCTTCGGGTAGTTCCCGGCCTCCTGCTGCGCCGGAGTAGCGGCCTCGCCCTTCGCCTCGGCGGCGGCCTCGTCTACCGCTTTTGCGGGTACGGCAAGCTCGCGCTCGACAGCCCCGGCTTGTGGGCCTTGAACCACTCCACCTGCTTGAGGCGTCGCAGCGCCCGGCGCTTGCTCAGGCCCGGCTTGGACAGGTTCTTTCCCGACTCCGACTTCACCTGGAAGCCGCCCTTGCTCTCCACGATCACGACGCTCTCCTTCGAGCGGCAGCGCGAGCTGGCGCTCATCAACTTCGGGCGCGCGACGCGCGGCCAAGATACCCAATTCAGGTTGATACGTACCCGTTTCCGGTAGGACCCTGCCCGCCTCGTCGATCAGCTTCCGCGACTCGCGACGGATTGCCAGAACGTCGGGGTTGACTTTGGCCGCCACCTCGGCGGCTACGTTGGCCGGGCTCTCGCCGCGCGAGATGCGCTCCACGACCTCCCGGTACTCCTTCTGCGTGCCGATGTAGCCGCCGTCGAACAGCCGCTTGGCGGTCAAGTAGGCCGGGTCGGACGCCATGTCCTCCGGGAGCTCGCCGGGCTCTTTCACGGCGGTCCAGGACTCGTCCAGGGTCCGCGGCTTCGGCGCCTCGGCAGAGACCAGGGCGCCCTCCACGTCGCGCTGGGCGCGGGCGAAGCTCTCGGCCTCGGCGTCCGGTGCGGCGGCCATGCCGCGGTCGATCTTCGGGAGCGGGATCTCCCGGGCGGGCTTGCCGGCGCGACGCTCGAGCTCCGCTCGCGGGGCCTCCGGCGGGACGCCCTCGAGCTTCGGCAGGCTCTTGGCCGGGACCTGGCCCTCGACCTCGGTCAGCGTCGTGGGCTCTGCGGGGGCGGCAGTGGGGGGCGCCGGGGGAGCCGCCGGCTGGGCGCCAGGCGCCCTGCTGCCGGGGATAATCGGTTCCTTGGCGCCGGGCATCATGTCCAGCGCGCGGCCGGCGGCGGCGGCGCTCGCCAGCATAAAGACGCTCTGCGCCAGCGCGGGGCCGGCGACCTCGTTGAAGCTGGTCTTCAGATCGTCCCAGGACGTGAACGACGGCGCCGGGCCGGGCTTGACCCCGGCCTCGACCTCGGCCTGGCTCTGCCCGACGCCAGTCGGCACCTCGGTCAGGACGTCCGCGCCGATACCCGCGGCGGCGGCGCCGGCCGCCTTGGCGAAGCTCTTTTTTGCCCAGAAGCGAAGCAGGAGCTTCCCGGCGACGGTCAGGCCGGTGTTGCCGGCGGCTTCCCAGAACGCCTCATGGTGCGCGTGCGCGCGCGCGATCTTCTCGAGCGAGCCGCTCCCGCCCCACAGCAGGCCGATGCGCTTCGCGGCCTCCTGCATGTCCGGATCCTTGCCGATGTCGATGTACTCCGCGTCGGTCAAGGGCCTCCCGCGCTGGCGGATCGACTCGGCGTCCATCGAGTCCCGCACCTGGCGGATGAACATATTGGCGTCCGAGTTGTAGGCGCCCATGTAGCTGCCCATCGCCAGGCCAGCCCACATCCCTTTCGGACCACCCGGCGAACCGGCGATACCGCCCAAGAAGCCGGTGAGCATTGCCATCGACGAGAACGCGAGGCTCTGCGGCATGGTGCGCAGGCCGTGCCGATCGAGCTTGAAGCCCGCGAAGTCGAAGACGGTGTCGCCCGCGTCGTCGCGGACGGCGGACTTCTCCGCATCCTGGCGGGCCTCCTCGATAAAGCGGTCGCGCCAGTTCTGGTTGCCGTAGATGGCCTCAACGTCAGCGCCAGGTGCCTCGGTGAGCTGCGCCCACGCAGCGCGGAAGCTGTTGGGAGCGTTCTTGGCGGCGGTCCAGACGTCGGACGCAATGTCGCCGAGCCCAGCGGAGGGCTTGGTGGGGATGGCTGCCTCTGGGGTGACTTGGGCGGCGGTGGCGCTATCGTCGAAGCCGACGAAAGTCTGAACGGGGCGCGGCACAGCACCGCGGGGCGCGGGCGCGCCGGGGCGAACGCTGGCCGGGGCGGTCCCCGGTGCGGCTTGGGAGCCGGCGGCGGGGGAGCGCGCGGTGTTGATCGGGTCGTCAGAGAATCCGGCGAACGTCGGGTTCGGCATGGTTATTCTCGGATTTTCCCGCGGGATTTGCTCGGGTTGTCTTTCAGCCACGCAGCAAGCGCGGCGTCTTGGGATCCGTGCTCGCTGACGACACCTCCGGTTGCGGCCATCCAGCGCGCGAAGTCCTCTTTGTTGCCGCGAACGATCTGATCCTCGCCGTACTGGCCGAGGTCGGCGGCACGCAGGCGAGTCTCGCCGACGTGCGGCGAGAGACCGCGGGGCGGCGAGGAGGCGGCATTACTCAGACCGGGCGTGCGCGAGGCCGCAGCCTGCTCTACGGCGTTGGCGGCCTGCCCGGTCTTGTCGGGCGTGACGGACCGCTCGAGATCATCGTAGTCCAGCGGCAACGGTTCATCGCTACCGTCGGCTCGGTAGAGCTTCCGCGAACCAGGCAGCACAACGATCGGAACCAGCGCCTCTTTCCCGTCCTCGCCGCGTAGTTTGATGTTCTTCACGAACGTCTTTTTCGCCTTCATCACCGCAACCGGATCGGCGGGGTTGAGCGCCACGTCTTTGCCATTCACCATGTCGCGGATCATGGTGGCACGCAACGTGGGATTGCTGCCACGGAGGCCGGACATCAACGCGGCACGCGCCTCCGACTCGGCGGTTGGCACCAAATGTGACGTTCCGGTCGCGTCGATCTCGCGCTTGCCGTGTCTCTCGTTGGAGCTCTCGGAGAAGAACCGCTCGATCGGCATTTCCTTCGGATCGAAGTCGTTGTCGGCAACGCCACCTTTCTTGTCCTTGCCCTTGGGGGTGAGAGCGGCCTCCGCGCGGGCGGCGGCGAGATCGGCCCTCGCGCCGCGGTTGTACTCGGCTGCGGAACGCGCCTGTTCCGTCTGCGCGACGCGGAGCTTGATCGTGGCCTCGCTCTCGGCGGCTTTCTGCCTCGTCTCCGCCTCCTTCGCCTGCCGGTCGAGGAACCGCTGCGGATTCTTGATGTTCGAGAGGTAGTCCTGCGGGTCGAATTGGCGCTCGGTACCATCGCCGAGACGGACGTTCCAGATCCCGGGCCGGACCTCGATGATGTCCTTGACGTCCATGCCGCCGCGGCGAGCCGCTTCCATTGCGGCTTGCTTGTCGCCGCCGAGCATGGCCTCGGCCGCATCTGCGACGCCACCCTTGTAGCCCTTGTAGGCCAAGCTCAACCAGTCGCCGACGCCGGACTGACGATGCTTCGCCGCCGACAGGGCGATCTCCTGGAGCGCCTTCGGATTCATCAACAGCGGACGCCAGCGCGGATCTGCGGCGACCTCCTGGAGCGTCATGTCATTCCGTGGTTCCTGGATGGTGCTCAGGCCCGGCGGGGTGTCTTGCGCTTGGCCGCCGCGGGCGTGACGGTACGCGATGTCGGAGAACTCCGCGGCGAAGTTCTTGGCTCCCGACAGCTTGTCGCGAGCCTCGATGTTCTTGTTCTCCGCGGCCTCGGCCTCGGCGTTCGCCCTGCGGATCGTCGCATCGCGGGTGTCCGCGTATTCCTTCTCGCGCAACGTTTGCTGGCGAGCGCCAATCACGATTTGTCCGAGACTCATTTCAGTACCCCTTCACGGCCGAGAGCCCGGCCTTGTTGCTGTAAGCGCGGCGCTTGTGCTTGAGCTTCTTCGAGGAGAAGGCCGCGGTGCCGCCTCCGTACTCCTCCGCGGTCGTGCGCTTCATCGTCTCCTGGTCGCCGATCTTGGTGTGCTTCGTGAAGGCACCGAAGGCCGCACCGCCGCCGCCCTTGCCCTTCTCGGCCACCTGAGCCTTCGGCGGCTCGGCGCCACCGGAGACAACCCCGCCGGTCGCGGCTGCACCGGCAGGGGTCTCGGCAGCGCCGCCAATCGCACCAGCGGCACGCGCCGTGTCCTGAGCGAGAACGTGCTGGTCAGCGCGCGCGAGAGACGCATCCTGCCCGGCCTGGAACTCGGTCATCGCCTTCTGGAGGCCGAGCGCATCGAAGGCCGCGAGGCCGGTGCGCTTCGCGGCCTCCTCGGTGTCCCGCTTCTTCTTGCGGGCGAGGGCGGCCTCGCGGCCAGCGAGGACCGCGGTCCCCATGTCCGTCGAGATGTTGCCGTACGGGCTAGCCATGACGCGCGCCCCTCAGTCCAATTTTCTTCGAGATGGCGTCGACTTTGCTGGAGAGCTCCTTGATGGCGGCCATGTTGATGCCGTTGAGCGACATCAGGTCGACCATCTTCCCGCCGGGCGCGGCGCGCTCGCCCATGTTCTTGCGAACGTCCTCGGCATACGGCCCGACGTGGCGCTTCGCCCCGCCGTCCTCGACTCCGGGTTTGTACTTCCAGGACTCCACCTTCGTCTTCTTCACCGCGGAGAGCGCGGCCTTGCCGCTGGTCGGCGCTTTGCTGTGCTTCACCCTCTTCGAGGACATCCCACCGGCAATGCCGCCGACGATGTTGCTGATCTGGTTAGAGACGATCTGTTTGCCCTTTATGTTGTAGTCGAGCACGTCGCCCGCGGCCTTCGCCCCGGTCCCGTACATCGACGCGGCGGTCTGCCCGGCAACGCCGGTCGCCTGGGTCTGGGCCTGGAGGTAGGGAACGGTCGCGGCCTCGCGTTGCTTCAGCAGCGCGTCGGCGGTGCCGACCGCGGTGCCGGCGGCGGCCTGCACGGCCGAGAGGCCGGCGGCCTGGACCCCGCGACCAGCCTGCTGGGCCTGCTGGCGAAGCTGGATGCCGGTGAGCTCGACGTTGCGACGCGCTTCGTTGCTGGCGGTGGCCTGGGCGGCGGCCTGCGCGATGGCAGCCTCGCCCCCGGCGGTGTCCTCGGGCCGGAGGCCGTACCTGGCAAGCCGGGTGCCCTCGCGGCCCCGCGCGGCCTCAAACGACTGCGCGACGCCCGACGAGGCGCGCGCGGCTTCGGCCTCCATGCGCTCCGGGGAGTCGAAGGCCATCGCATCGGCGGCGACCTTCTTGTCGATCGGGTCGTAGGACTCGGCAAACGTCTTGGCGCTGGACAGGCCCATGCCGAGCTGGGTTTCAACCACCTTGCTGGTAGTCGCCTGCTCGGTGGCGGCCAGGTCCTTGGACCAGGCGAAGGTCTCATCGCCGATGCCCGCGGCCTTCGTGGCGATGCCCTGCGCATCCTTGACGACGCCGGTCAGAAGTGCCTTCTCCTCCGCGCCACCAAGCCAGCCGGACGCCCCGTAGGGGCTCTGCTTCTTGACCATCTTCTCACCGAGGAAGCCCATCGCAGTAGTCCTTTACTTGAATTTTACATGGTATCGGTCCCATGGGCGAAAGCCCATGCGACGGTACAACCTGTCCAGCGCCGCGGGTGCCAGATTAGGCGTGCCAATCATCAGCAGCCCATCGGCGTGCTCCGGCCACCACTCCTCGAGCGCCGCCATCAGCGCCTTGCCCGCGCCGGTTCCGCGCCACTGCGGTTCGACCCACCAGAATTTCTCGATCGCGACAGTCAAACTCGGGTTGAACCATGGGCCGCCCAGCGCCGCGGCGATCGTGCCGATAACGCCGCCGGCATGCTCGGCCACGAGCACGACCCCGTCGCCCATGAGGGCGCGGATTTCGGCGCGCACCGCCAGCCAGTCGACTGTCGTGACCTCCGCGTAGTCGGTGGCATCGAAGAACCGGCCGCACATCTCAAGGATGCGCGGGATGTCGCTGTCGGTCGCGTGGCGGACGATCACGTTTGCATCCTGTCCAGAATTTCGTTGATCTTGGCGATGATCTCGGCCTCGGTCGAGTCGGTCTCCAGCAGCACCATGAGCCCGCCGACCCGCGCTTCCGTGTAGTGGACGTTCTGCTTCACCGCCTCCAGGATCCGCCCGAGCTTCGGGTCCAGGTCGATCAGCGGCGGGATGGCGGGCTTCGTCACCCGCTTGAGCCGTTCGGCCAGCACGAAGTCCCGATGCACCGGGACCTGGAGATCCGACGAGTCCCCGCCGAACAGGGCGCCGTCTGGCGGGTTGATGCACAGGCCGTCCTCGACGTAGAGAACCAGGAAGCTCGTGAAGGCGATGTCCTCGTCGATCGCGAACTCGTCCTCCGAGTCGATGAAGGTGTAGCCGCCGCCGGAACTCAGTGGTGAGCCGGAAATTGGGGCGCCGGAGATCATCTGTTCTACCTGTTAGTCGTCCTGAATCCACATCACGAAAGAAGGAACCTCTTCTTCTGCGGCTACGCCCGGATGCACCGCCACCGTAGTAGCCGTCCATCCGGCAAGAGCAGGTTCGTCAACAGTGAACGGACCTGGGTTTTGGGATGCGGTATTTTCGTTCTTTCCAGCAGCAGCGATTCTCACTGAAGCCCCCGAAAGCTCGGTATCCCTTGCGGCGGCAATTTGGCTCAAGTCGAACCCCGATGGGAAAGCCACCGGGGGTGAGGTTTGTGGTCGATCCACTCCCATCATTGCCAACCACAGATAGTTCTTTGCCCCCGCACTTGGAGTAAGAGTACCCGGGTCTGGAAAAAGGTCAGTTCCCACTGCGATAGTAGCGAACTCTGGCGGGATCACGGTCGGATCTTCCGCGCCGCTGATACGCCACGTCAATCCTACCAGTTGGGTACTTCCGGTGAGAGTGACCGTAAAGGTTGCCCCCTCTGTGCCATCTGCCTTTCTGTATCTCAGCGCAGTGACATCGTTTGAACCGTCAGAGGCATCGGTGAACAACTCCACCCATCCTGCCGGCCATGTTTGCGGAGTGGAGGTTCCGTTTGTACGGACGAACGCCAGCAGAGTTTCTCCCGCCACGATCCCCGACGGCAGGTTTATGGCGTGGGTTGAAGCCAAACCGTTTTCGGTGATCGCCGTCCCCTCGATGACCGGAAAGTTTAGTGCCCCAACCTGCACCTCAGCCCAGGAAACCTGCGCGAGGCGGGTCGGCGCCGCCGCTGGCTGCTGGAGCGAGAACATGACGCCGAGGCCCTTGTTGGCCGCGCCGCCAGTCACCGTGAAGGTTTTGCTCGCAACCGTCGGCGGCGAGCCGACCCAAATCGCGTGATCGACAACTATGCCCTCGTCCTGCCCAAGTATCGTGAATGCGTCCACGTCCTCGACCCACGTCAGGCCGTCGCCTGAGAGTGTGGCCACGCTCGTCCAGTCATCGCACTTGCCGCCGATCACGATCACCGCGCCGTCGCTTGCGAGCGGCGTGATGCCCGAAACGGGGCCGACGTTCTGCGCCGAGGCGTTTTCGCTTGCCGCGCCGCTGATGTCAATGGGGGTCGTGAGGTGCGTCCCCCGGAACGTTAGACACACCGCGCCCACCGACGCGCCGGTCGCAAGCGGCGTGATGTTCACCAGTGGGTTAGCCTCGCCAGCTCCCGCGATCTTCCAAAAGACCGCCATCCGCGGCCGCGGACTGCCGGTCGAGTGCTCGAAGCTATAGAGTTGGGTGTACCCAGACCCGACAGCGACGATCGCCATCGAGGCGGCCGTAACGTTCTCGCCGCGCAGGAAAATCGCAACGACGATCAAGTCGTTCTGCGCGGTGTTGACGTGCAGCGCCGGAGTTACATCAGCATTGTTCGCAAATGCCGCCGCGCCCGCCCCTATGAAGGTAATGGCCATGCTATGCTACTTTCTTACGCCGCTTCGACACTCGTGACGTGTCCGGCGACAACGGAAAAGTCATGATCGCACCCGATGGTTAGACTTTATTGCCGACAAATCGTAGGTACAGGTCCGTGTAATCCGTAATCGCATCGGCCTCTGCCCCGCTCAACGTGAACGTCCCAGCGATCCACGCTACGCCGATGTTTGTGTGCGTCTGTGAAGCGATCAACGTGCCTGGCGAGCCTTCATTCACGTAGCCTTGCCGAAGCTGCACGATCAGGTCAATCTGATCCCCACCCGCGGCATCTTTCCCGTAACGGTACCGTACGATGTGATCGGTAGAAGAGAGCGGATCGGTGACGCTTGTCAACTTGGTGACGTAGGCATCATTGGTCGGGGTCAACGGCGATCGGATGAAGTCAGCATCATCGGCTACGACCTCGTCAATCTGATCGAAGATTGTGGTCGTTGTTCCATCGTCCTCCTTCCACCCGTCACCGTTGTAGGCATCGGCTGATGGTCTAGCAAACTCAATGGCCATCTTAGCTCCTCGTGAGGTCAACCTGCACGGCAACCTGCGTCGGCGAGCCGGTAACTGACACGATCATGATCTCCATCTTGTCACCGGCAGCGTAAGCCGTGTTCTGTACAGCGCCCCCGTCCATCCAGGTGTCCGCTGACGTCAGCGACAGTGCGCTCGCCAAATGGTTGTTCGCGCCATTTCGACGCGCATTGATCGTTGCGCCGGTGCCGCCGACACGATAGCCGCGAACATTCGTCACCGTGCAGGAGAACAGCGCGCGCCAGATTATGATGTTGATGGCTACCGATGGGGAGATGACCACGCCTCCCCTCGAGATAAATTTCGTCGTGCCAAGCTCCTGGAGCGCGGCCTCAACGTCGGCTCCGGTGAAGAAGCCGCCGGAGTCTGCGACGCTGATGGCGCTGGCGTCGTGCGCGTCCGTCGTGTCGGCAAGGTGGGCGGTGAGCGCGGCCTCGTCTGCCTCGTCGGCGGTCTGGAGCTCGGCGAGCGCGCCCTCGACATCCGTCGCATCGAA